GGATTCCAGTGATTTACTCCAGTCTTCATCGCTGGAGTCATCGCTGGAGTCATCGCTGGAGTCATCCTTCCATGAAGGATCAGAGATGGTTGCTAAAAAGATGTCGTAATCATCTTTATATGAAGCAACTGAAGCAACTGAAGAGACTGAAGCAACTGAAGAGACTGAAGCAACTGAAGAGACTGAAGAGACTGAAGAGACTGAAGAGACTGAAGCAACTGAAGAGACTGAAGCAACTGAAGAGACTTGGTGAACTGTATCTTTCAACACCGACATTATATCTTTAATCATTGACATTGTATGTTTAAGCATTGACATTGTTGTCACATAAAATAATGGTGATATTTTTAGATATTTTACTTTCAAATTTTTGACGCTACTGGTCAACTTATCTATTTATTTCAGGATATTTGAACATATAAATGATGTTATAAACATTGATCCAGACTCAAAAATGCATGTATTCAAGATTAAATTACTAGAATTTATCGACGAATTATTAGCCCTGTTTGAAGATAAGAATAAGATTGTGTATAGACGTCTTATTCACTACCATCACCAGATTAAAAACAAATTAGATGAGGATGATCTATACACAATGGCTATCGATTTCCTATCACAAGAGAATATGATAGGAATGGTGCATGACCATGATCAACGGTTCATGAGAGAAACATCTCTGGAGATGGATGTCGATCTCTTATGGGAGTCGTGTACATCCAAGAACAAGGTTATTATTTGGAAATGGGTGGATGTGATTGTAGAGACCCTGGAGCTATGTCTGACATGACATGTAATGATGATTTATATCCCATCATGGGATATAAATATTATTTAAATATACAGATTTTTATAGCTAACATCAAAACTATAACACGGGGAAACCCAAAGCACCACCCGAAATTCTAATGACGTTTGTATTCATACCGATGATGATGAATTCGAAGGTTTGGGCGTAGTCTTGACCCGATCCTGCGGTACCGGTACCTCCAGCACCGACAGCTGCAGCGGCAGATGAAGCCGGAACAACGCTCACATTAGTCAACTTGCCGTAATTAGTAGAACCAAGGGGGTCAACGTCGTGGAAATCCAGTGAGTATGAGTACATATGGTATCCTGTTGGTTCTGGAATGCTTGGAGCCTTGTAGAAGGGTTCAATAAGTGAGTAGTAATCAGAACCCATCTGGTTGAGACGGTTCGTGTTCTCATAAGTGAAAGTAGTGTTATCAATTGGATCGAATGACCCAGATGGTTCATATGTAATCACTGCAGGGCCCGCAACAGGGGATGCAGTCGTGTAGTTGGACCAAATACCAGGGTTGGTAATATTCCTGACCGCGAAGAATAGAGCCTTAATGGAATGAGAGAATCTAATGTCGTAACTTTGATTGGGGTTAGTAAGAGGTGTGAAGTTCTGTCGAGGAGCAGTCTGAACTTGTTCAATGAGGATATCTCTAGGAGAGCATGCCATTCTCTTACGTTCCTCGTTTGATACAATCGCGTAATTCGCCCATACCTGAATATTGGTGATTTCGGGAGCAACAGCGATGTCCGTACCGACGATGGGCACGGACGCTGGGTTAGTAGCTGCTGCTGGGGTGCTGTTTTGCAGAACGAGCAACTCGGTCCAGTTGCGGAAATTAAATGAGATGCGCATCTCATTATAAGGTAATGAAGCAGTAGGAAGAGCAAGACCACAGTCGCGAGTAAAGAAGAAAGGAAGAGGTAGATTGAGACTCTGTCTAGCGAGAGGGGTTCCAACATCGTGAGGAGCAGTAAGACTGTCAACGTTACCAATCATGTTGTCATATCCGACCCGCTTGCTGGCGTTGACAGTGAATGCTGCCCAGAAGTCGAGGAAGTAGTTGTCGAATCTCTCAGCAACAAGATCATTGAAGGATATACACGCCTCTCTGATCAGGTTGTGCATGAAATTACGTGTCCACATAATCCTTCCATTAGCGCCATGTGTGTTTCCGGCAAGCAAAGTAACTGCAGGTATGGTAAGCCTGAGCCATGTTTGAAGTAGGTAATCTCCCGCTCTGGAGATTGACACCGACCATTCTTGGTTGAATCCAGCAGCACCCGATGAACGGGATAGGATGACTGGTACCTGGGTGAACCAAGTAGATCTGCGAATCTCTCGGACAAAATACGCAAAAGCATCGTTGCCACCGTATTGGTACTTTTCAATCTCGTCATAGGTAGCAAGATCGATGAATCCGCTAGTGATATTTGATCCAGTAGTAGTCATTTTTAAATACCGAAGATAATTTTTACAAAGGCAGTCTCACATGTCAATATTTCAAAGCGTTATGAAGCACAAGTTTGGATTTACCATTCGAATGCTTCTTTCTTTGTCGTTTCTACATAAAGCATAACACCACTTCCCATCGCTCCAATGACGACAGCGGCAATACCAGCATACAGCATCCACACGGGCCTCTCAATCTCTTTGAAACCACTTGAATTTATGACGGCTGGAGTGTCAGGTACAAGTCCTGGACCCGTAATTTTTTGTTCATGAATCCATCCTTTACCAGTTCTGAATCTGAATATGTGCAGAAATGATGGATTGTGTTGGTTTGCATAAACGTACACATCATTATTAACAGGATTGTCTAGTATTGGAACATTATATCCATGATAATGACCATTAGGTAAAGGCATCAATGGGTCAATATGTCCCCATGTAATCCTATTAAACGGTTGTGTAGTGATTGCTCCTCTAGTTTTCCATCCAGTTGAATTCTGGTACCAAATCCCTGTAGTCGTATTGAGATACGAATCTCCTTTCCTCTCGACTCCTGTTGCCACGGGTTCTGTGGGATCTGCGGCACCGTGGAATAAGACTGGGTGTCGTAGAATTTTGACAACGTCTGGTTTAATGGCTTCTTTACACTTGTCAGATACACCCGAATAGAATCGGGTAATTGTGTCATCAAGGGTTGAATAGGCGCCAGATTCGGAAACACTAATGCCTTCCCAATCGAATGCCTTGCATGTATTATCAGCATCACAAGCGTTTGATGCATCCACGGTGTTGGCGTATGTCTCTAAGGGAGTGCGTTCTTCGATTCCTGCGCATATGGGAGTGTCCTTGATGAATGAAGAGAAACCTACCATTTTCATGACCTCCTTTCCTTTGACATAGTAAAGGACTAAAAGGATTATTCCTACTACGAGTATAATGGGGAAGATGAATTTGAGAATAGCCTTTCCGAACACCACTCCTCCTACTACGGGCATTCCAATTAAGACAGCCAGGAGCGCAACGAGGATCCAACCTGACAGACCTTCCGATTTAGCACTTGATGTCTGGGATAATTTCGATGAAACGTCTTGAATAAGTTGACTGTTTGCAGTTGCCTGTTCTGTGCAATTCTGAAGAATGTTGTACATCTGATGAAAAATATTGTCCTGGATGTATACATTACCGGACACACGTTTCACGACGATAGCCTGGTGTTGACGACTGAATGCATCACATGTCTGACCGATTGTTGTAATGAGGTTGATTGTTGCTTCCATGAGTAGGTTCATGGTATTTTGTGCATCTGAAAACTGCCCTAAGTTGAGACCAGACGTGAAACTCTTGGCATCTTGTGAAAGTTCTTGCATGATGGATTGTTGCGCCTCTTCAGTTGAAAGGGCATCCAGTAGTGCATGCATGTTAACGGTTGCGCTCTGAGTGAACGTGTTACCTGAGATGTGGACGTCTCCGGCCACATCATTTACACTTACAACCTGGGACATGTCCTGAGATAGTTGGGTATTTTGAATGATTGTTGAAGACACCTTGGCCACTGCTCTGGTGACGGCATCTGATACATTTTTGGATACTGAAGCTCCCATTTTTATCAGAGTTAGATTATGTGTGGAGAAAACTATTTCTAATTTGGTCGGCTGGTCGAATTTGGGAATAATAAGTGCAAGTACATCGCGTCAGATGGATCCCTATCATTGGGTCTCTGACATCTGTGATTGCGTCTGTCTTCATCTATTCGACGATTACATATCAAATCCTTCATATCCAATGCATCATAGATGCATTCAATTGTTTGAGCCATGTTGGTCAAATTACCAGTCTGGTTGCAGAAGTTGCAAATGAACCCGGATACTAGTTGGATTGTAAATAGAATAACTGTAAGTGATAATATCTTCATTTTTTTGAAATGTGTTTTATTTGTTTATGTCATTAGAGCTATATCGTTACCCCTAGGGGTAACGATATTACGCATCAGTTATGATGCTTTTAGCGGCGGCACACGCTCCTAGTCCTAGTCCTAGTCTTAGAACGGGAACGGGAACGGGAACGTCTACGTCCAGCGAGGATAATACGAGCAATGCGCTCACGTTCGCTAATGGATGCAGCATAGTTCCTGCAATGCCCGGTTTTAGGGCTTCTGTACTGATAGCTCTTACAACGGGAGCTACGAGACCTAGACCTAGACCTAGACTTAGACCTTACACGGGATCTTCCTGATCGTTTTCGTTGCATTCTTTTTACCGAAGCAAGATAATTTTTAAAAACTACGTAGTTATATGTTTTTAAAACGAGTAACTACTTACACTGCTACTACTCGTATGGTAATAGACGAGACCCACACCGACTAGGCCTCCGACGACCGCGCCCACTTCTTTATAGCTGTATTGGTTACCAAGGTACCAACCAGCGACAGCAAGTACGATGACAAGTACAGCATAGAGCAAGTAAGTTAGTATTTCTGAACCATCTGTCATTATAATCTTTTGTTTAGTACAGATAATTTTTTACAATTCAGATAGGACCTGATGTCATGCGTTCATACATCTCTTTGTTCAGCGTACCTAATAAACGCATCGTTTACCTCTGGTACACGTGCGGACCCATCACGAACGGCCATCGCTGCTCCATCCGCGACAATCTGTAATACTGAGTTGCTCACTTTTCCCAGATTTTCAACGACTGTGAAACCCGATTTGCACGCGTTTAACACGTATTCCCATTGTTCTTTGGGAGACACAATATATACGAGAGGTAAATCCAACTCTTCTTCGTCGAAGTCGTCAATGTGAAGTTGTTCCTCGCTCGGTATGCTTTCTGCGTACGCGACTGCCATCTTCTGTCTTTCTAATTCAGATATGCGATTGTTCACGGGAACATCGTCGTCGTCATCACTCAAGTCATCAATATCTCCAAATAAATCATCATCTTCAACATCACTGTCGCCATAATCGCGTTCACCTTCATCGTCTGAATCATCACCATTTAATTCATCGTCACTGTCGTACATCTCGGTAAAACTCTCGATGAATTCTTCTTCAGTTGGATTACTGAAGAAGAGTTCCATGTACTTAGTGATCCCTGTGATAGGATCATTCCACTTGGCAGCCCAATTCATACCAGGTTTGTAGACTATCTCTTTGAATTCGGACGCATTAGGGAGATCTTTCTTGGCGTCAGATGAAAGATTCAGAGAGACATCTGATGCCGTTACAGGGCGTCTAATACGCCCTCGACGCGTATCGTTGTCATTCTCTCCGAAATAGATGGACATGTCGTCGGCAGCGAACGGAGATGCCGTGTACATCCGTCCATCTATCTCAACAAATCCGTGTTTATATTTTCTCTGACTTCCTGTTAACATATTGCACCTCTTTTGATACTTAATAACGACATCCTGCCAATCTATATCTTCAAACTTGCTAAATGGTTGATCCTTCCCGATATATGTTTTGAGGTCGTTCCAGTAATTGTTTATGAAGACGGGGTCGAGATTATACTGGTCTTTGTTCGTCATCGATAATAGGGCCGCGTACAAGAAGGCAGCCTTTTCGCCTTCTGGTTGCAGCTTGTAGTGTCTTAGATGCCCTGTCTTATCATGAAGAATGGCTCCTAAATATGGTTCCTTCTCGTACTGGGCGAGATATGGACCTGAATGCCTAATCGTTTTCCACTTTGGTACGTATGATGGATGAGAGAAGCCTTCCATACCCGCTAGGCGTTCACTCAAGCTCATAAAAATATCTTTGTCTCGTTTATTTTTAAGGATAATACAGCTCTCGTTCGAACTAACCTGATCTATCTCAAAATCGACATCTACACGATCATAGAACGTTTTGAGGAAATCCATTGCGTTGTTCCTGTTAGCGTTGAAGCAAAACCTTGCCATGTTTTATATATTGAAAGAAAATTCGGGGATGTCTCACGATTTTTCATTTAAACGGTCATTGATATAACTTTCGATATCTTCATGTTTGACGGTATAAGGTACTATTATCAACAAAACATTATTTTGTTCACATAAACGTTTCTTAATATCGTCTCTATATTTGAGGTTATAAAACGCATCTTTGCTAGTGTGAAAGTAAGGTGTGTAATTATAATGTTGTGATCCATTATATTCAACAGCTATTTTCATTTCATGGTTATAGCAATCCAGCTCAAGATTGTGGCCGCTCACATCATTTAACATAAAGTTGGGTCTCTGTTTCGGAAACTGTTTCCCAGTGAGATGCTCGATAGCTCGTCTGCATTCGATCTCACCTTTACTCTCAAATGATATTTTCTTCTTTGGTTTAATATCCTTCTTCAATAGATCCAACATCATGGGTGTATGATCAGTGTACGTCCCTTTCTCACCGGAGAGTAAATTCCATATGAACACAATACCCAACGTGACCGCCGCAATCCAAAATAATGTAATAAACATTTTATTTTGAATTTGAGTGCTGGTTTTCTTAAACACCATTTTTCTCATAGAAGAGTAAGTTTTTCTTATTCAAATCCACGTCGTGACCCGATTCTATAGCCTTTTCACATGCATTCTTTCCGAGTTTATATTCCTTCATGTAATACGCCACGATCCCTAATTCCTGCCACCTGTCATGACTGTAGCATTTTTGATTAACCCATAACAAGCAATTTGAAGGATATTGACATTCACATGCTAGCTTCGCAAATGTGAATGCCAATCTTAACTTATCTTTTTTTCTGAACAACCTCGTTATTTCTACTAATGGTTCGGCTCGTTCAATGAAGGAAAAAGCTTTGAGGTACCATGTTAGACGTTCATCTTCATCATGTTCTAAATCACCACATTTCATCATAGAGTTAAATCTTTCCTCGAAGAAACCGTCTTTGTTTATAGCTCGTTGTTTATAGAAAAAGACGGCGTCCTTCTTCATATTAAGACAATCGTATGTCTGCGCGAGATAGTACTGGATCCGGCCATTTGTCGGATCTTTTGCAATGTCCTTTTTGAGTAGTATTAGATCCTTCTTCCATCTAGTCTGTGTTTTACCATCATTATCTTTCACCCTGTCTTGAAAAAGCATTACATCTCTATTAAGTTTTCCTATTGTAACGTCGTGAGGTCCCTGAATATATTCATGAACAACTCCTTTGTACCTGAAACCAACGTTAGGCTTTATTAACTTTATGTTGTAGTAGTCCAATGAATCTCCAGGACCAGGACCAATATACAACTGCTGATGAAGCATGAACCCTTGTTCGGGACGATTATTTAGAATTTCTTTTAAGTTTTTAGATGATTTAAACTCGTCATTACAGTCGAGTAGGAGTATATAATCGTATAAATGTTTATTCACAAAATCGAGTAGTATATTCCGCGATGTGGCAAAATCCTCAAATTGCCCTTGAAGCAAATGAAATTGAAGGTTCTTCTTTTTTGTGAAATTCTTTATGATGTTGATGGTATTATCCTCTGATCCCGTGTCGAATACTATAATACCATCAACGACATTTTCCACGCTTTCCAAAGTGATTTCAATCCTTCTCTCTTCGTTTTTAACCATAAGAGCAGCGGCTAACTGTAAATTATTCATTTTTCCTATATCGTATTATTTATAACCATTTAACTTATGAATGTGGGACCCAAAACGGATCCCACCTAATAATTTGATGACAGAACAATCTTTTAGTAGCATATATGACATCATATTTATACATCAAGATAATAATTATAAATAACTTGTTTTTATAGTTATTTAGTTATATAGTTTGGTTTAGGGATTGGTTTTAGACACGTAGAACGACCTAAAGAATCTTTCTACGTGTCTAAAACATGCCGAAACCAAAATCTCCCATGAGACCGAGTAAGACCCCTATTTCAAAGGTAATCCCAACGGCTACCACCCCTCATGTCTACGAGGATGTTGATCTTGAGGAAATTAATCGATTACCTGATACGAGAGGTACTGATAAAGTGTATCCTCCTCTCATTCGTGAATTTCTGAGTATATGCGTGAGTGAAGCAAGTGATGTGAAGAGATTGTTTAAGAATCGTAATCGGCAAAAGTATAAGAATATCTTTGAAAATTATAAAGATAATCTATCTGAACGCGACCAATCTATCGCCAAAGGAGCTTTGTTTTATCTATACGACTTTAGCCGCGTCAAATCGATTGATAAGGAAAACGCTCTCTGGATGCTTGGTATATATGAGGTTCCCACGAGTCATATCATCTCTTACACTAGTAAGGAAATCCTGAAGAGTATAGCAAAGGACCACGGTCTGTCATATTCAAATAAGAAAGCCGAAGATCTCGTGACTAGTATTCGTGGAGTTATTGACCAGAGTTATTGAAGAACTATTAGGTGGGATCCAAAACGGATCCCACCTCCTATAAGAATTCTATAACCCTTAGGGGTTATAGAATTACGATTTCGTGTATGCATTGCTGTAAAGTTTGCAGACCTTTCTAGACGCGAGATTGCCCGGAATGCCTAATGAGTATGGGGGAATTTCACTTAATTGAGATGATGTGATTCCTCGGATTTTAGTTGATTGAGGTTGTTTGTTTGTATTCGTAGTGATGAAATTTTTCATCTTGAGAATGTTGTTTTGGGGGTTATCTTCGTCTGGTAAAAATTGGGCGACCAGACGACCGTTTGCAAACAGTAGCAAGAGCGGTACATATTTAATAGGCATATTGGTACGTGAAGCCTTGTCAATCAGTTGCCTGTTATTCTGATCCACGTCCATGTATGCGAAGTTAACACCCCTGATTATTTTAGATAAGTAGTTAAAAGCAGGTTTTACGTCACTACACCATACACAGTCATTCGTGAAAAAGAAGACGAACGAATATCCTTGATCATTAAGTTTGATGAGTTCACCATTGCGGCTATCGAAATCGTTAGGTGTTAGAAACATTTTATAGACATTAGAGTATCTTTAAAGAAGAATATGAGCAAATGGATTATGTGCTCATAAGCTGAAGAATAGCAAGAACAGCGAGGAAAATTAATGTTTTCACAAACATGAGGATAAACTCAGAATCCGGTACGACAGTCCCGATGAAGTTATTAACCATTGGTAAGCTAAGTACGATAAATAATACAACTGGGATAATAATTTTCTTGAGTTGGAGTGATTTTACCACAGTGGCTCCATCCCCAAAGACGTCCTGCATCACGTTTACGTCGATATCTGAGGGTTTATCCTGAGACGATGGTAAGTTTTTGATTTGATCAGCCATTTTCTGTTCCAGGATAATATTGTCTTAGCTAAGACGTTCCTTCTTGTAATCTGGGGTAGTATCGGATATATAAGAATCACGATCCTTGGCCATTTGCTGAGCCAATAAAGTGATGTTCACTTTCTCTTTAGATATTTGAGGAGTACCGTCATGTAGTGGAGGCTCTGATGTCTGAGGGAGGTTAGTTATACCACGTCCTTGTTCTTTGATGGGGTCCGGATCGTGTTGTGTTTGGGGCCATTCAAAGTGGAGTGCTTTCATGACTTGATCTATCCACATGTAAATGTAGTCGCGTTCAAACTTTTGTTTCGTAGTTCCTCCGTAGTACTCAACGAGAAGAGTAGGAACGTATTCGATTCCATTCTTTTGAAGGACACTTTTGAAATTGTCATTGTCAATGCATATCATAGTCATGCCTGTAACTTTAGGGAATTCGAGAGGCAATCCTTTAATGTACTCTAACAAATCAATTGATGCTTGCGAATAATTTGAGTACAGAAGCACACAGTATTTTCTATCCATTTTTATACTCACATGTTTTGGCTTTAGCGCTATTCCGATAGCTCTATTCCGTTTCTTTCTAAAACCCTGTTAAGAATGCGTTCACAAAATGCATTACGTTTCTCCGCCGTCGCGTCTGCCAAATCGCCACCTCTGTACTTCTTGGGTACGTTACTGATGAATGGAAAGAATCGCGAATGATGGTTCAATTCGGCCGTAAGGTTGTTCATGCCGTAAGGTTGACTTGCCAGAACATCAGCTACCGATACAATGAGTAGAGCGTAAAAGAATGCAAATGTTTCGTCACTCCCTACGTGATTAATGTACCCGTCAACAGTTTCTAGATCAGTATCCTCATTCCACTTCTGGATGTAATTACCCAACTCCCAGTGAAGGTCTATGATTTTAGCCAATACTCTGATATCTTCATCATTTTGGAATCCTAGCTCGTTTAACAATTTCTGAATATCGAATGAACCGACCTGGTTCATATTCTTATCGAGAAATGGGAAAGGTTTTGTACCCCGGATGTAGTCACCTCCTATTATGGGATGTTCGGGTACCGAGAAGTAAACGAAATCGCTAATTCTTTTAGTCAATTTATTGTTATCGGGGGCCATTTTCCCAATGTCGTGTATAAATGCAGTTGCTGCTATTTTTCTCTGAATGTCCAATCCAGGTGTACCATACTTGGGTGTGTTGAGAACAAGTTGTTCAGCGAAAAGAAGCGACCAGATGGAATGCTCCAATAGATTGCCTGCATGAAAATCGATGTTTGTTGATTTATACAGACCCATTTGATCGAGGAGTAGAGCTATTTGAACGGGAGCGTCATTAAGGTTTGTGTGTTGCCAGTCTAATGGATTGGTTGTATTTCGTTTTAACCATTTTAAAGGGTTACAGAACATGAATTCGAGATGGAAGTATGTTTTTTTCTTTTCAACGGGATTATTAGCAGCATAGCCAGCATAATCATTTGATAGGTAAGAACATAACCAATCCGTGAATGGAATGTCTATGGATCTGTATGATCTACGCATCTTGTTCTTGATGTTAATAACACCAAACTTATCGTCTGATAAATCAGCTTCAATTTTTTTCAAGTTGAACATTAAACGTAATCTCTCTTTATTTTTAGACGGCACATTGGGGTCATCGAGAAGACGAAATATATTGAAGTCATTGTCAAGAAGAAAGAATATAGCGTCCTGTTTGAGTTCGTATACATTAATACATTTATCTCCACATGTCTTCGCAAAAGATTTGTTATGAAGAGAATATGTTCGTGCTACGCTCGGCGAACCGAACCAACTAGGTGCCGTTTTGACGAACTTTGTAGTCTCAAATGCGATACTTTCGTCGGGTTGAGATAACACATCCTTCATAAGTTCAAATTTATTGATGTTAGATGGTGTTCCCATTTTGTGGGGTTTGTAGAAATCAATGCCTGTAGGAAATTCGACGTTTGCGGAGGCAAGGGCACCCGAACCATGGTATAGTTGCATACCCTTTGGAAACTTGACGACTTGATATATGCCGTCAAAGTAGTAGGTACCACATGAAAAATAGTTTAAGGGAATCGAACGACCGTCTACCGTTATTGTTTCCTTTTCTCCTTTTTTCCAATCCCATGAAATTTTATCACATGCCATTTTTGTGTAGTTAATAAATTTCATAATCCTACAGGATTATGAAAAACTGACCAATATCAGTACGCATATGTATGCATCTCGCGTGTAATTCCTTCAAGTTCTCTTAACTTGAAGTACCCTTCAAGATTACTCTTAATTGCTCCATCGTAGAGAGTTATTCTATCTTTGTAGAGCGGATATATCTTCTCAAAATTGAACCTAGCGTTGTCCACATCATCGAAGATGACAAGCTTCGTGACATTATTGTCTGCCATGATTGATTTGACAAGTTCGTTGTTGAATTTAATTAAGATGACTCTGTGCTCAATTGAACTTGAGGGGGTTATCATTTTATGTAATGGTGATATCTTTAGCCCGTATGGAAATTCACATGTATATAGAAAATATGACTGTATTTAATAAGTTGAATATTGTCTTCAAAAATATGGAGAATAATAAATCCAATGTACTTATCACGTTTAGCATCTGATGATGTAAACATGAATGATGAATACTCTCAGGTCGAGTATTCATCATTCCTGATGTCATACATTAACACAACAGACAGACTCATCGAAGTTATTAAAGTCCTCAAATGCAGGTTGAATTTTAATAACATTGAAGACTTCTTTGAACCATTGAGGAATTATATTGAGACATATAAACCAAAACAATCAGCCATTTTGAAGACGTCACATGCATTCTGCGAATGTGAGTTATACACTCCTTCATTCCTATGTGTTTGGGTCCGCAACAATCCTGAACTCTTCGAGACGGAGATCAATTTCTACCACCGTCTTTTTAAATATTTCGGTGGTCTCATCAAACATGACGTTGCTGCATATCCCACCGACGAGCTATATGTTGGAGATGACACACCGTTATCAGGACAAACTAATCGTGAAAAATTAAAATTACTCAGTTCGGTTGTGAAACACTATGAATATATTTGTAAATATTTAATGTAAGGGTACCGTGTTTGCAAGACTTAGGTCTGGGAGTTGAATATTTGAGATATGCATTTATGAGCATAAAGTAATAGACAAAATGACTATGCCCGCGCAAACGATGCCAACCATGAGTAACAAACAACTGCTGACTAAGCCAGTTGTTAAACAACTCATCAAGAAGCAGCCTGATGTCGACAAGGATCAACCTGCCGTTGAATTGTATTGCTCCGAGTACAGGAATCAGAATTGCGTCCCTCACAGCACGAACGTGAAGAGTTACGTCTTTAATGGCGACGATCTCTTCTTCGAAGGATATCCTTACTCGGTTGAACTATCCAAAGACAACTGCGACAGGATCAAATTCGAAAAATGTAGATTTTTCGAGGCGCATGAAGGTACCTTGCTCAGGGTGTTCAACATCAATGACAAGTGGTACACATCCACCAACCGACGTCTGGATGCTTTCAATAGTAAATGGGCAGCAAAGACGACCACATTTGGTCTTCATTTTGCTATCGCAGTCAAGGAAAACATCAATGCTGTCGACGACGAGGGCATCTTCGAAGACGAAGAAGAGATTTTCGAAGATGAAGAAGAAGAAACTCTTGAAGAGAAGAAGAACCGTTCCAGAACCTATCTGAACGAGATTTACGAAGCGAATCTTGACAAGTCCAAGAAATACATGTTTCTCCTCGAGCCATGTAATGAGGAACGCATAGTTTGTCTCACAAAATCACCCCGATTCTTCAACATTGGGGTCTTCGACAAGGATAACAACCTCTCTCTTGATGAACCCGTCATATTGGAAAGGTTCGTGGTTCCAACCCCGAAGGAGTTCATGTTTGAAAACATGGAAGAAATGAAGAATGCTTTGGAAAAAGTCAACATTGATCATGTTCAGGGGTTCATCGCCATTCAAAGCGAAAAAGGTATGGACGATAAACACTTCAAGATCCTAAATGACCGATACAAGTACCTCTTTGAGGTAAGAGGTAATACACCAAGTATCAGGTTCAGGTATCTTGAACTCGATTACATGAACACTGTTATTAATCTTAGAAGGGGAACAAATCAGCAGACTACCGCCCAAACGCAGCAAATGCTGGATGACTTTTGCGATCTGTACGCTTTCAACCCTTATCCTCTGCAGAACTATATTTGGTGCAAAGTAGTGGAAGACCTTTTCCAGAAGTATTACAACAGGTACATCAGGAAAATCACTGCTGATCCATCCGTTACAGTCAAACAAGACAAAATAATTAAGGAAGTTCACTGGTACTTCACTGAGTCTGCCAAGAACGGACAGTATCGTCATACAGATAGAATTAAGATTAAGGATATTCTCGCAATGCAGAAGCCATCAGAACTAAACCAACTCATTGCAGAGTATGAGAAGAAGGATAAAGATGCAGAGCGTGAACGCCGCACGAGATCAATGCACGAGATGTAATATCCAGGATGTAATATGTAAGTATTAATAATAGTTATATAATTCGGCCACCGCCCAGACCATCGGGCTCCATTAAAATTTTACCCTTCGGGGTAACATTTTATTCTAAACAATGTGATGCTAAAGATAACAAAATCATAATAGAAATGTATATGTATAACACTGTAACTCAGTTACTTAACAATCCTCGAACTGTTACATACCTTAATGAACAGTACTTGCGAGAAATTTACAAGTTGAAGGATCATGATATTAAATTTATAAAGCTATTCTGGCAACCAGACTTTGACGAAACATGGATCATCCTTGACGAGTTATTCATTAAGACTTGGCTCATTCAAGACACAAGTCTTAATATGAGCCAACTATATCAACAATTTTTATTCGCAATGTTTCATGAAGATGTAGACTACAAGCTATCTGATGATGAATTAGATAGCTTGTACATGGTAAAAGGTCTTTGTCTGAAGCACCTATGCCTTATCTGCAATAAGTTCTTCAGATATTTTTTTATCAAGTTGGGTCGTGTAGCGCATATGCTCGTCCTTAACAAATGTAACGATGATAAATCGTTACAGATCAATCTCAATAAAGCAACCAGACAACACGATATACTCTCTAATAAGGTTGACAACCTTACATTCCTTGTTAAAGAAATTATGAATGAACGAGTAGAAGAAATTGCAAAAAATATCATACTAGACAGCAAATGTGAAGAAGTAATTAATCTCATTAAATTACCTCAACCTTTCAAATCGTCTCCTCATACACCCGCTCATCTCCGCAACGCCGGGTACATTGTTATCAGGTGTCTCCGTAAGAATTATGATAAACACCTAAGCATGATCAAGTCGTACGGAACTAATGGGTGTGAAGTCATGATGGATGAAGTATTCACATCACCTGTTGCCAACAAAGGTTTGGACATAGTGAATGCACTTAAAACATATGGTATCAAAACACATAAAAGCAATGGAGTACCCAGCGACAATCATATTGAATTGGTTGATAAAGTTAGAACCATTCTTGAAAATGTATCTTAGATACTGCTTCATTACCTACCTTAAAGTAATGAAATAAAACTGACCATATCCTGGGAAAACTTGAATATATTTAGCGACTAACAATTTAATATATTAAAAGGATGAATAATACTAATCATGTGTCTCTTAACGAGTTTTTGAATGCGATGAAAGCACCAAATGACCCTGCACATACTCATATATCAATGGGTACACCGAAAGGTGTTTTCGCTATCGGATCAAAAATGAAGGACTTCTGGGAAATCTATATTAACGCTCTTTCCCAGAAAAAACCAATGTACCTGGCCGAGAATACAGGTAAAGAGTCACCTGTACTTGTTGACATTGATCTCAGAGTCAAGAAGTCCATCCTTTCAAAAGAAGATGAACAACGTCCTCATCTATACACCGACGATCAGGTTAACTATATCGTGAATGCATACCAACAGGCTATTCATGAGGTCGTAGATTTCACGGATGTAGACGATGATAAACGTAATGCTGCATACACATGTGTATTGCTCGAAAAGAAACCATACGAGACAGAAATCGGAGGTGAGAAATATATTAAAAATGGCTTCCATCTTCACTTCCCCAAGCTTTTTTTAGACAAAAAAGTACAAGAGGTTTACATCATCCCCAAAGTGAAGGAAATCGTACATGGCCTCTTCGACAATATTGGTGCCAAAGATTTCCTAGACTCCCATTCAATTAACGTACATTGGCTTCTTTACGGGTCTAAGAAACAAAACAATGCTTCGTACAAGGCCACTAAATGTTTCCTAAAAAATGCTAAAGAAGTCTCCTTTGAGGAAGGTCTTGGAGATTACGTATGTAACAAATACCCGGGCGAAACAGCTGCTGACGTGGACTGCAACCAACAAGTGAAGAAGATGTTACCACGTATTCTTTCAATCTTTTTGTACGACAGAGCTGACAAGTATTTCTACAATCCTAAATCAAGCGTCACAACTCCTCTCATAAAGATTTTTGAATTGGTAAAGAATAAACGCAAACAATACAACAACGATTCCATCGAAATTCAGCTCCAGGAGGCCCAGCGACTCATTTGTATGATGAAAGATTCTAGAGCTGACGACCGGGCCACATGGCTTCGCGTCGGATATTGTCTCTGGCAAATTAGCGAGGGTGATGATGATGGTTTCTCTTTATGGTTAGAGTTCTCGGAACAAAGTGACAAGTTCGAAGAAAGCGAGTGTCTATCATTGTGGTACAAGATGCGTCCCAATAACTTCACTATCGGGACTCTCAAGTATTACGCCAAACAAGACAGTCCCGATGAGTATGAAAAGATGATTAACGAAAAGACCCATCATCTAGTCGTAGAGGCAGTGAATGGATGTCATAACGATGTCGCCAAGATCTTGAAGAATGAGTACGAGAATGAATTTGTATGTACGTCCATTAGTACCAAGGAATGGTATCAGTTCAAGGATCACATTTGGAAGCCGCTTGACAAGGGTACTAATCTCCGTGAACGCATATCAGACGATAACGGTATTATCATTAAACAACTGAAGAATAAGCTACGTGATGTTTACAATTCATTGGTAAACATTAATGACGATGACGAGAAGAAAGAGTGTGAAAAAAAGATAAAGAAGATGAACGACTTAATTAGACAATGCAAAGCTACACCTTTCAAAAATCACGTAATGGTGGAATCTCAGGAAGTATTTTATAATCCCGAATTCTATAACCTCTTGAACAAGAATCCGTATCTTATTGCTTTTAAAAACGGAGTGTACGACTTCGAGAATGACGTTTTCAGAGATGGCAACCCGGAAGATTATATCTCGGTTGCGTTACCAATTGAGTACGTGAACTATGGGTCAATCGATCATCCTGACGTCGTTGAAGTAGACGAATATTTTCAGAAGGTCTTCCCATGTCGAGAAGTACGCGACTATTTTCTCGATCAAGCATGTCATGTCTTTGTGGGTGGTAATCATAATAAAGTCATTCTCTTCTGGACCGGCGAAGGTAACAACGGTAAAACAGTTACGCAGACGTTATTCGAGAAAATGCTGGGTAAACTATCCGTCAAATTCAGTACATCCCTTCTTACAGGAAAGAAGGCTTCTCTAGGATCTGCCAATCCTGAGATGGCACGCGCGGGTGAAGGTGTGAGATGGGCCGTTATGGACGAGCCTAACGCCGATGAGATGATTAGTTCCGGTACACTTAAAGGGTTAACCGGAAATGACTCGTATTGGGCACGTGACTTGTTTCAAAAGGGGAAAGAGACGAGGGAAATTCAACCCTTATTCAAGCTTCATATGATCTGTAACAAACTTCCTGCCATTAAGGATGCGGACAAAGCTACATGGAACAGGATTCGCGTCATTCCATTTGAAAGTACATTCAAAGCAGAGAATGAATGCCCGAACGATCTAGAGGAACAGGTCATTCAAAAGGTGTTCCCTATGGATAAGAACTTCACCGATAAGATCCCTAGAATGACACAACCACTCGCATGGTACCTCATACAGAGATGGAGAACCATTAGAAAACTTGAAATAGTTGAGCCTGAGAAGGTCAAAGTGGCCACGGATATGTATAGACAGGAGAATGATGTCTATAAACAGTTCGAATACCAGTGCGTCTTTGTAAAGAAGGAGTCTAAACTCACTCCTACTACACTCTATTCCCATTTCAAGGAATGGTTCAGGGATGAATACCCCAACCATATTACCCCGACAAGAGTATCAGTCAGGAAACACTTCATCACTCAGTGGGGTGATCTCGAGAATGGTAAGCATTGGTCTAACAAGACATGCAGGCAGTCTCCTGTAGAAGATACCGATGATGATACTGAAGTCGTCGAAGGGAAAAAAATTAATCCACTCTTATAGAATTATGAGAGTCATAACCCCATGGGGTTATGACTGAAAATCTATTCCTCAAGTTGCCGCATTTCAGCGAACTGAGTGTAATCATCACAACCAAACCTGAAATCGGGAACATGGTCTGCTCTAAAATAGAAGACGCAATCCGTCCATTCATTGCTTTGAATCTGGTTATTAATGTAAATACACGTATAGTCTGTTGTCAGATCGTTCATGAGTTGACAGAAAATAGTGTACGAAGGAATGATGCTTGCAAAATTCTTGTAGATTTTTTCGCGATTGGCTTGGTTGGGTTCTCTAAAAATAAAGACTCCGTCAATGTTGGTCCTAATGTTGGGTTTGAAATCAAAAACGTATTGGTTAGCGAAGATAGCAAGCATATTCCAGTGACGACCATTTTTGAAAAGCCCTTGTAGAAGTGGATCGTTAAAGATTTTGACATCATCCATGCAATCATCCATCACAAGCACGGCCCATCCATTGGGGAGGTGTTCCTTTGCTAATTTTTGACGTTTAATAAAGTTTTCGACCACGTCCTTCTTGTATTTTTCGTATATGAATAGATCTGGGAAAAGACGAGAATAGAATTTGTTACTGTCCTCGGAACCGGAAATGACGAGACCTGTCGGGATAACATGTTTTTTTGCATACAAGAGATGTTTGATAAGCACGGACTTACCAGACCCGGGTTTACCAATGATGGTAATTTTCGAACCACCTAAGTTTGATTTGAGACTCTCGACGTTTGGTCTTATTGAGTCTATATTGAGTTCCTTGATCGAAATTGTTTTAACCATTTTCCATAATTAGTAAATCTCTAACTCGTTGATGTGTAATACGACATAAATAATTGAATTATGAATATCAATGGTTATAAGAAATATTAAAACCAAGCATGTCTAAAGTCAATATTATATCTGCTGAACAAGACCCGTCGTTTCAGAAACTGAATGTAAATAATATCATAGTTGAATTACCCAAGAAACCTCCTACTACCGGGAAAGCGAAAGGAACATGGGTTAATATTAAATATAAGTATACAGATGGAAATGGAAAACAGGAAAATATTAAAATTCAGACATCGGAATTGTTCTCTTATGGTATCTCTAAGTTCGATGAGACGTCTCCCAATAAAATGTCGCTCGCTATGGTGACTAGGAGATTGAGGGAAGCACAGGCTAACAATGAGGACCTCAGTGAAACAGACCTTGTAGACATTAAGGTTGAAGACGAAACAATTAAGATACTAGAAGACATCACGGAAAAAGTTAAGGAACTAATGATGGAACCAGAAATGATCAAAGCCCTCGGAAAAAAGACCGACAAGAAGTGGGGTTCATTCGTAGACGACATGGAAATCGTAAAGAGAAAGAGCAATGACCAAGGCGTTGATTCTGTTTATGTCAACGCTAAAGTCGTCGAAGATGTTAAATTCATGAAGACGAAGTTCCTTATAATTGACGAGAACGAGGATGAAGGTGTCAGAGAACTCAATCAAAAAGAGACAATCGCCAAACTCTCTGATAAAGATTGCAACTGCAAAGCCACGTTCATTCTCGTAATCGATAGTGTGTTCGTAGGCACTGCACCCTACTTACAAGTGAAGGTATCTGAAGTTGTGATTGGTGAATTCATTGAATTTAAGGCTAAAAGAGCTATCATTATACCTAACCGTTTTAGAAACAGATCACGGGATAAGAAGATCAATGATAATCTATATGATTCCGACGAAGATGATACTGAACCCATGAAAACTAAAAAGATTATTAAAAATAGTGATTCAGATTCCAATTAAAACTTCCACCATTCGAAATTTAACCCTTCGGGGTTAAATTTCATGAACGAGTTATGTAGTAATCTCTTGTATACAAAATGAACGAGATCAATAATAGTACCATTTGGAACGACGCGGCCATCGAAGAAACGATTAAGCGCATGGATTCCGATCAACTATACACATATCAAAAGATGGCTCAAATCATGTACAACAAAGTCAACGATCCAAATCCTCATACAATCACAATGGAAGCAGCTGCTCAGGTGAGTCTAATGTTGCGTGACGGCCTGCATCCCGATATGCTTGATGAAAATGAGAAACAGATCTATATTGATACTTACGGTTTAAAGTCTCTGGAGGAATACACAAAAGATGACGACAATCGAAGCAACAATAAACGCTCTGATCCAAAACAAGAACAGGATCGTGGAATATTCCACGATCGTAAATGGGCTGCGAAAACAGGAAAAAGATTTAGTAAAAGAAATTCAAAGTTACCTCAATGAACGAAACGAACAGGGTATTCGGGTTGACGACAACACGTACATCACTCTGGCAAGTCACGAAAAAAAGATAAACCTTAGCAAAAAGGACCATGAACAACGCGTTCGTGATATGCTTTACACCAGAGGCATCGACGATGAGGATTTCACAAAACAGCTCCTTAATAAGACAAGTGATGTAGTACAGGAACAGAAGATTAAGATTAATAAGGAAAAGTAATCTTAAGAGACCAAAAGACGTGGGTTCCATATCAGAACTTCTTCATGATTCAATATTAATTTTATAACCACTAGTGGTTATAAAATTACATTTATTTACCATCCCATACCGTCATAATCTATTTCTTCATGACATTGCAAATCTAGGACGTTATCTTTCAACCAATCTCTGAATGTTCCCAAATTTGGGGCATTGTAAGCCAATATGTCTATACCTTTGTACGTTATGTACAGTTCATAAGATTGTGCATATTCTGAGAAAAGGGTGGGGTCGTTATCAATAGAAGTGATGTTGTTGAAATCCTCCATGTACAGATCTTTTAACGAGTATGCAATTAAATGTCGAGATATGGTCTTCATGTAATCAATATTCAGATCAAAATAAGAAATGAGATCATTCATTTTGACCCTAATCCCTTCATGAGTTTGTTCCCCTCTGAACTCAATATCATTATACTTATCAAACACAACCAATCCAAGGTTATCTTTATGGAATACTTGTTCACCACGTAGATAATCAGGAGTTGTTGGGGGTGTCAATATGTTTGTTATAAAAGATGACGACATGGTTAAAATATATCATGGTTGTCTTTAACCCCAATAATCATATGATAACGTCAGTCAACAAAACATTAAATTTCATCAAAACAGCATTCAAGGGCCAACTTAATAGCCTTATGAGACATACCTATTTTCATGCTTTGGTCAATTAAACCCATGCCTTCCATATTTTGTTTACCTGTCGTTACTATCTTCATTTGTTGACACTTTTTAAGTAGATCGAGTAACGAATCCCAGTACCTGTCAGTTGAATCTTGAATGATCTTGAGTACATTTTTATGTACTCTTTCTAATTCAGGGATAATATTTTTAAAGAGTAACGTTTCGAGATCTAAGACAACGAGTAGTTTGGCCTCCTTTGGCCCACTCACGTAGAAGACGTCAACCTCTCCTTTTTCACCAAGCACTATTAGATACTCTTCAGATATAATACCTATTTTGTATGGGATTGATTTCAGAGATGGTTCCAGTCGTTTAATGAGATCAATTAGTCCATGTGGAGATGACGTAGCTCTCACTTCCTTCACTATTGATGTATCTGGGTCTGCTGCTAATACAGCCTCGAAATTGACCTCATCATCTCTCCATCTTGATAAAGATAGGAATTTCTTCGTATCCATTTTAATTTCATACTTTGATGATATATACAACAAACATGAAACACCTGTCTCTGTGTTAAAACGGGCGTAGCGAAGCTTGTCGTTTCGACCGTAGAGCTCCTTCACTGTACATCTAAGAGCATGTTTACCCCCATTGGTGCTTCGTCCTGTCAACAAGTCGTACAATTTAGAATACATTAGCATGTTTTTACTCCATCAGAATGATCTTTAGAGCTCTTTAAATCTTAGATTGATATAACTAAGATTGATGAGTCTTTATTTATCATTCATTCTTCTTTGACGAGGGTCGCTTACCCATCTTTCTCTTCGGAGATGCTTTTTCTTGTTCTATTTTGTTCACCTCTTCGTTCACGATGAAATCCAGATCATCCTCGTTGGTGTCTATATTCAGCGGTTCGAGGTCACACATCGCGGAATCACATGGTGGTGACCTCGGGGGTTGTTTATCGTACAAGTTAGTATGATGTGAGATACCTTGTGGTGTTTGTTCCTCTTTCTGGTCATGAGCGTACTTGGGTTTGTACATGGACTGTAGATCTTCAGGAGATGGGGGTTTTGCAAATAACATCTCAATTGCCTCGCATCGTTTGGATATCTTTAGCATCTCAGAATTCTGAGATGCTACTTTGGTATACATAAAGTAGGCCACTACTGAGATAGCTACCAAGCAAATGGCACACATGATGATATTTTCCAAGTTCATTTTCTCTAGTCCTCACAAATCGTTAACTCATATACGCATATATGAGATTTGTTAGCTTTAATCACCATCACATAGACTCTGAAAACTCCAGGAATGTACTGGGTCATATTTTAAGGTATACGGATTTAACTACCCGTATAATATAATAAAATGAAGTTTCAATCGACCTGTTCTATATGTTTGAGTAAGATCAAGTTCATCGATCTACGGTTCGGATCGTATCGCGTGGGGCTTGGACGTAAACTCTTATGTAAGCATGTATTTCATACTTCCTGTATAGAGAGCATCTATAAACCTCAGTGTCCGCTATGTGAACATCCAATCTTCAACAAGGAGGAGGAAACTCTTCTTACGGCATCTGAAGAGGTAGCCATTGATATCCTCAAAAATTTACACGAACACAATATCAATGTTAAAAACATATTCACCTTCATCGTGAAGAATGTAAAGAAGTACAATTGGTTAGTTAACTTAATGTACAAATATTGTGACTTCACTGAGTTGCTCGCAGATAACCTAAATGATAAGATTTTAGTGAAGGAGATTATATCCAAAGGTAAAGTAAACTGGTTCAAGACCTTCTACGGAGGCATGACATTCTTCGACTTAGTTTACGAGAGAACCAATGATGATGAAATCATCTCCATTGTGTGCAATAAACTACCAATGGATAATAGAAATGAAGATAATTCCAAAACTATGACACGACCCGTTCCTTCTATGTCAAAACATAGACGAACAAATAGCATATCAGGAGAAATCGATAGACAAATATACCCGGAACAGCAAACAGCTACTATAAGGCGGTCTCTCAGATCGTCGACGGTGATGTATCCTTTTCTTCCAACACATGAAGAACAGCATCTGTTGGAAGAGCACTTTGATGAGTACCCAAGTAAAAAGCTATACGAGAAGTTATATCCCGTCATTCCATCAGCACCCCCTCTCGATGAATTGATTTAACGATATGTCACGAACAGAAAATGTTCGTGACTGTGTTATTTTATATACTTACTTTTATCAATATACTTGCCATGAAGGATATTTACTGGCCTCTTGTAAGGGATCATGTAGGTGCGTTTACGGCCTTATATTCCATCACCAGAAGCTGGCAAATCACGACCATATATATTATATTCTTCCTCAAGACTATTATCAGAGCAGTGTACAAAGAGAGGATTGTGAAACTAAAGCAGTGGTGGCATGAAACCATTATACCCCTCGGTAACGATAGATTCTTACTCATTCACTACATTAACGGAGTGAAGGTGAAGATGATCGTGAAGAAACGCGAAAATGAGGTTACTGCCGTTATAGATGAGAACTACGACGAATGCTACATGGACGAAGCGAAACCTTTCCTCATGTACGAACAGGAAGACCTATGCCCTGAAACTCTTGGTTTAGATAAGGCTCTCATTATTCACCTGGAAAACGGAGAGTTTCTGAAGAAGGACGTAAAGTTAAAATGTGGATAGTATACAAATGTTTTTCATGAACATCATAGGAAATATGATCTTATGATGGGTTATGAACAGACAATGCATAATAAAATGAGTATATTAATTGTTCCATACGAAGGTGAAAGCACTGAACTGTCAAAAGCCCTAAACTACAAATGCTCGAACGGTGAACTGTCAAGAGTTCTGAAGGGATACGACGTGTCTGTCTCTAAGAAATGCGACGGCGGATCATGCCCCATCCCCAAACCCTTCAGGATGCTAACTGCAAGCGAGATTAAGGACAGTATCTCAACTGTCCTTAAGAATGGCTATATTCGGGTAGCTGTGCTCGCATTGAATGAGAAGGATCTAGTTAGTTTGTCAGAAATGAACCGTTCTGGTAGTTGGGGGATTGTAGGGAAGAATGTTACAATCAATATTATCCGTGCATAATGTTTATTCATTATCATAACCCTTGAAGGGTTATGATACCATCATGAATAATAGGTGTCTGTATTTCTTGCCTTACTAAAAGACTATGGAGATTGAGAATTTCTTCCCTAAGTATCCTAACATTTTCAAATTTAACGATCCACTCCTAAATCCTTATTTTGATAAGGATTTCAATGACGCTATTGTGACGAAGAAAGAGTTTGAATCGCTGAAGCTTCCCAGATTTGAGAAGATTGCAGTGAAGGGTTCAGGAGAGCAATACAATCATCAAAAGATAATATCTAGGTTCATGTCGTCGGTGACCCCGTACAATGAGTTACTACTCTTCCATGAGATGGGAACAGGTAAGACGTGCACTGCAATTGCAGCCATAGAACAGATTCGTTATGAGAAGAATAAACATATCAATGGTGCTATAGTATGCGCTAAAGGATCAGGACTTCTCAATAACTTTTCTCAAGAACTACTCTTCTCATGCACAGATGGACGCTACATACCTGATAACTACGATAAATTGTCGGACCTGGAACGAATCCATAGAACACGTAAAATTACATCAATGTTCTATCAGTTCCACACGTTTGAAACGTTCGCAAAAGAGATATCAAAGATGCCAGATGAAGTCCTTAAGCAACGCTTCAGTAATAACATTTTTGTAATTGATGAGGTTCATAATATCAGAGAAAAAGATGACACTACACGTGATGGTAAGAATCGTAATGAGTCATTGGATATTTACAAACAGTTCCATCGACTATTCCATGTTATCAGGGAATCCAAGATCCTTTTAATGTCAGGCACCGTAATGAAGGATGACCCATCTGAGTTTGCTAGCGTTATGAACTTAATCTTACCTCTCGATAACCAGTTTCCCGTAGACAGAGAATTCAATAAAACGTATTTTGGTACAGACGGTACCATAAAACATAACATGATTCAGAATATGGCTACCAAAATAAAAGGCAGGATATCCTACCTCAAAACGATGACTTCCGACGTAATGAAGGTGTTCGTAGGTCACCGTAGAATAGGTGACCTACGTCATTTTATCGTTTACCATGGAATAATGAGTGACTTTCAAACCAGGGCCTACGTTGAGGCGTACGAGAAAGATAAAAAAGATAAGAGTATCTTTATCAATTCACGACAGGCTTCGCTGTTTGTATTTCCAAACGGGTCATATGGAACAGATGGTTTCAATAAATATATTGTGAAAAGAGGAGGTGGTATCCGCACGAACATCGGATACCAACGGAAAAAACAAGGAAAAGCAACCTATACGCTTTCAAGTGAATTAATTAGGATAATAAACAGGAACCCGGACAATTTGTATCAGTTCAGTAATAAATTCGCTGAGACCATAAAAATCATCCTCAGCGAACCTAAGATGAAAGCGTTAGTGTACTGTGAATACGTGAACGGAAGTGGTTGTATCTTATTTGCGAAAATATTGGATCAATTTGGATTTACGCAAGCTAGAGGAGATGAACGGAGCAAAGATCTCAGATACGCACTCTTGACACATCAGACGACAAGTCAGAAGAATGTACAACAACTCATTAATCGCTTCAACAAGGATGACAACGTAGACGGTGATTATATATCGGTCATTATTGGTAGTAAGATAATTAGCGAAGGATTCACGTTTAAAAACATTAGAAAGGAATTTATATTCACTCCTCATTGGAACTATTCAGAAACTGCACAAGTCATCGCTAGAGGTTGGCGCCTTGGTTCTCATAACGCTTTAATTGAAAGAGGTGATAAAAATCTCAAGGTTGATATATATCAGCTCGTATCTATTCCTAACAAACAAATTGCAATAAATACTCCTTCAATAGACCTTGAAATGTACGAAACATCTGAAAAGAAAGATGTTGCGATGAAACAGGTTGAGCACATCGCTAAATTGAACGCGTTCGACTGCCCCCTTACGATAGACAGGAATAAGATTATAGGGTATGATGACATGAGAGAATGTGATTATGTTCAATGTAATTACCAATGTAATGGAATAATAAGCACCCCATTAGACGTCTCCACGTATAATATATATAACACTGTAACGACGATAGTTGAAAATGGTATACGAAAGTACTTCAAGACCAACTTCTACTTGAGTATCGACAATCTTTACAGCATGTTTCCCCAGTTGGACATATTTGAGATAGTTCAATCTATCAAAACATTCATAGATAAGGATATTCAGTTCTTTAATAAATATGGTTATCCTTCGTATTTGAAGATACAGGGTGACATATTGTACATCTCTTCAGATGCACGTGTTCCAAATAACGATCAGTTAGCCGATTACTACACCAAGAACCTGATCATACAGAATGGAGATCCGTTCAAACACATCCTCGAAAAACTGAACAGGGATGAAATACCGACGTTCGTGGAAAATATATTCATGTATCCAGATTACATGAGAAGTATAATCTCCAAGCTTCCATATATAGTACAACGAGAGATACTCACAGGCAGTATCCAAGCAGAAATGTTAGATATACAAAAGAACAAAGACACAAGACAGAAGATACTTACCTTCTTCAAAGGTTTCTACGATAAAATAAACGATTCATGGGTTGTGTGGTTACATAAGGAAACTCTTGGCATCGTGTGCCTGGAAAATGAAAGAGGACAAATGAAATGGGTTCAATGTCATAACCAGGAACCTGAGATAGTGGATAGACATATTATGAAGAAAAAAGATGAATTGATAAAATCCCCTATTGGATTTTACGGTCTTTACAATCCGCAATTGAACGAGTTTTGTCTCAGAGATATTAGAACAGTTACGATAGGAGTTGCGGATCTGAGGAAAATCACGATAGGTAGAAGATGTACAGATTGGGACCAGAATACATTAGTAGATATAATAGTGCGTAAAATAAAGATAGAACCCCCAGTGGACTTCATGAACGATATAGATATTGAAGACTATGATAATATCGCAAGCAAGGTCCGGAAGTTTAATAAACATAACAAACTACCTGACGATGTACAAAACATGCAGGTCATGAGACGATTCCTGTACTGGATAAGGAAGCCCCGATTGGAGATATGCGCGAATATCCAAGAGTGGATGAGTGAGAATAATTTAATTGAAGAAAATTTCGATTGTGGTACTCAAAAGAAGCAACGGGCTAAATTCTTATTATAATTAACTATAATTAACTATAATTAACTATAATTAACTATAATTAACTATAATTAACTATAATTAACTATAATTAACTATAATTAACTATAATTAACTATAGTTACATACCAGTCGTCTTCATGAACCATGTTATTCGACATACTGTAACTGGTTTAACAGGAAATATGTCAAACAAAAATAATGGAATTCGATACCCTCATAGATTTTTTCACGTCACTCAAATGCGCCAAACGCCGTTATCCCATGATTGTCACATACAACAAGCACTTAACTAAGATCGCATCCGATGTAGACAATAAGGCAACGGAGATTGAATGTTTCAAACGATTCCTCGTTGCCAACCAGTCTCTATCTGAGAAAATATTTGATATGTCTGATTTCAAGACTGGTAAAGTTTCTCTCACCTTGGACATGAATAACTTTACCAGTCTTCCAGGCCCTGAAACCGATTCCTTTTGGCAAAGCATTGAGAAGGTTGAGAGAATCTTATTCCCTGGCGGTAAACCAAAAAACATGGCACCTGTCACAGGTGCTACCGGTCTCACAGGTGCCATGTCGGCGTTTGAGAACAATCCCATCATGTTAGATGTCATCGAGCAAGTGAAGAATATGGGTGACTTAGACGATATTAGTGACGTTGGCGCCCTAATGGCCAAGCCAGGATTCCAACAGATGGTTAACAATATTAAAAATAATTTACAGAGTGGAAAATACATCATCAAGGACCTCACAGGGACTGTCGCTAGCGTTATATCTAGCGTTCAGCATGAACTAGACGACGATACCAAGAATACTCTTAAAGTAGTTACTGACACAATGGGGGCGGTGGAACGTAATGAACCAATAGATATAAACAATCTCATGAATATTGTCAATGGTCTCAAACTGGACAACTTTTCTGGTAAAAGTTTATAAGTACCTATAATAACATGATGACCGCGTATGCATGTTCGGAAGTTTTCTACGCTGTGCCAGCAGCAAATATACACGTTACTCATAATTTATAACCATTTACCGGTTATAAATATTTATGTTTGGATCAATATTGAATAATGTATGTCTCATTTCCATTCTCTATCGGACTTTTACTTGTCGTCCATCCAACAGTTTTCTTTATTACGTCCCATATAGGCTTCTTCTTTGACCCAATGAATACCTTACCCATTTTGTCTATCACATCTTTTCTCTTGCATACAATTAATCCTGAAGTATCGCGTATACCTGGCAATGCAGCCAGGATCTGATACAGTTCTTGCCTCACTGTCTCCTCCGTTAATGCTATTTCTTGCTGATGTTGACCATAATGGACTGTGACCATACTGAGATCGATAGCAGATGGAGGCTCATCTGACGATTCTTCTTGACTAAGAGCAAGTCGGTTCTTGACAAATCCGTATACATAGTCAAGAGACCTGTCGTAGTTTTCGCATATAACGTCCAAAATCGCTGTTAGATCTTCAAATTTGATACCTACGTAAAGTTCGCCTTTTTCGGTCGGGTTGTACTTGAAATCAGATAGAATCCTCTGGATGTGGTAATCAAGGTCTTTCGATGCGTAACATTGGCGTATCCACGCGTAGTAGTAGGAATCCTCCTTTGGGCGACCTGTTTGGTAACCCTCTAAGCGTCTGGTAAGACGCTCAGTGGAGCCTACCTTAAAGATGCGGTCTCTTGAGTATTGTTCAGTGGTTGCTACATATATCCACTCTTCCTTCTTCTCCTTGACATGGGTGTGCCTCATAAGTTTAGCGACTCTTAAAGCTTTCCGTTCAAAGAGCGCACTCTTTTCCGTTTCGACCTGAAGAGCATGTTCTTTTTCTTCAAGGGCCTGTTGTTGATCTCTGCTCTCGATCTGTAGGTCCTCAAGTTGTTGTCGTATACCATCCACGCTAACCAACCCGTATCGTCTAAGGGCCGGCAACACGTAATCGCATACTAGGTCCTGGAACGCTTCCGCGAGCCTAGTGTTGCTCTTCATGATGAGTCTGAAAAAACCGGATTCGTTGATGTAGACAGCTTTACCATCATTGTAAGATAAATTTAGAAGGTTGTTTTCACCAAATGGGATGAGACCCACATCAGAACTAAATTCTTCGATGCTTTTCTTTTGATTATTCTTGACATGTTGTTGAAGTGCTTTTTTTGTATTTGCATACTCCAAAACCTCACATACATCCTTACCGCAGAACCATGGCTTGTCATACGTTCCCAATATCTTAACATGTTTACTTTCACCTGCTACATCAAATGTGATGTAATCGGAGCAACTGGTTAAATCAATCAAAACAGTTATATCTTGTGATGTGTTGGTCATTTTATCTTTCATCATGTTCCCAGAATATTGATTTCAATTACCCCTTCGAATTATCTCCATGAATGTGAAAAAGTTGGATTCATGATAAATTTAGAAGGTTGTTTTCAAATGGGGTGGGATCCGTATTGGGTCCCACCTAATAATTATTTCATCGGTGGGATCCGTTTTGGGTCCCACCTAAAGAACTTACGAGTACGTGATGCGAATCCTAGAGCCTACACCAGGTTTGTCAAAGCCGTACATCTTTTTCGCGTCAGACAGAGACATCATGGGTTTCCTGAAACGTCTGTTGATGTAATTGTGAACATCCACGAAAAACTTGAAGAGGTTTTCTTTAGATGACGTCGCCTGTTCCAAGTCGGCTGTTTTCAAGAATGTAAAGAAATGTTCTTTGCATGTTATACAAGGAATCAGTAATGGCATATTAGCCACGAGATTCTTCATACCGTCCTGAACGAACATGGTGGGTCGGTTAGGGTATGTGGTCGTCGCGTTGTGGATAGTAAACCAAAAAGCGGGTCCAAATGCATCAGGGTCATAAGACGATCCTTGTGTAGTTGTCGTTACTTTGACCTCTATAGGTTGCTGATAGAGTTCATTGGCTCTGGCGTACATTTTAGTATACCTGGGTTTTTATAACCCCTAAGGTTATAAAATTATTGGTCTTACAATGGTTTTACAGTTCAATTACGTGATCAAAGACCCCCGTCATGGTTTGATGAGCGATACATATGACGACACCCTTGAAGTTAGCCTTGATAGTGTCAATTACTTGCCCTGTTGATTCTTGATCCAGAGATGCCACGCATTCATCGAGTAGCAATAATTTCACATTGTTGATCTCTGCTAGCGCTATCGTGAACGCCAAGATTACACGAGCTAACTCACCACCGGACAGATTTTGGAGGTCGCTATCGTGAGTGTCCTGAAGAACCTCTACATTGAGCTTCACACCGTCAAAGACCAACATGACATTCAGGTTTTCAAAGAAGTTATCCATGTACATCTGTGCGTGTAGGTTTATTTCATCAATCATCTGCTTCACTGCCATTTTCTCAGCGGTCTTGATTATTTCCTGGAGTTTAATGGCTCGAGGATAGCTTTTGTTGAGGTACGCCTCCGTTTTAATAAGATCCTCTACTGTATTCCAGTGCCTAACAGATTGTTCAGTTTTCTTTTCTATATTAAGCCTCTTGATTGTCTCCGTAATTGAATTTATACGTTTCTTTAGATCGTCGGGGTCATGATTGATGACAACACTGGCCAGTGTTGTTTCTTTCTCTTTACGTTCATAAATGGCCTTCTTCTTTTTGCGGAGGATCCCTTCTGTTGTTTCGTCATAGTCAGGTCGTCTAACCTTTAGAGATGAACATAATGCCTTTTTCTTCATGTATGCTTCATCATTACTCTTTATCTTGAAAATAATGTCTAATTGGTTCTGTGCGTCCTCCAACTCTGGGTACTCTGTTTTCAATTTCTCCAGTTCAAGAAGTTTATTCTCTAATTCTTCGATACGGATCTTAACCTTCATACATCGTTGTTCTAGATTTCTGACTTCCTCCGTTGTGAGGATATTCTTAATTTCGTAGTTTGTAGAGCCTTTAGTTGAAGGGATAATAAGCTTGTTGCACAACAACGCTACCTCCGTGTCACATGAAGGGCAAATCATGTGAATCATCGAGTCCGTCAGCTGTTTGTTAAGTTTATCCATTTTAACTCGGAGGGTCTTGAGATTGCTTGTTTCCGATTCAAGGTCTATAATTAACCTCATGTCTTGTATTATACTTTTCATTTCATCTTTAGACATTCCACTCGGTTCATTGAGCTTCTTGAGTTTTATCTTTTCGCGTTGATAACGATCCCATTCTTGTTTATGTGTACTAATACCCTGTAACTCATCCTCAATCTCGTCTATATTTTCTTCAATCGGTACCATCTTGGATATCTGATTAGCAACATCTTCTCGTATTTTGATTAGGTTTTCAGTATTGTTCAGTTTACTTTTTAATGAATCAACATCGCGTTCATACTGTTGTATCCGGTCATCATACTCATTCTCAGTTAACAAATCTCCTTTAATTTCACAGTCCGCTTTGTATATCTTGAGGTCCTTGAGCATCTTCTCGGTAGTTTCGCGATGGCAGATCGTTAGCGCCATCTCATTCTTGCGCTCCTTCACTAGATCCTTGCAATTAGAAATGAGTTTATCCACGTTTTCTCCGCCGAAAGCCATTCTTTCAATGTAACGCATTTTATCCATCGGAGTCATGAGGATAAAAGATTTATTGCTATCAGTTCTCTGCGACATGTAGCCCATGTGATAATGAGGAAATATATGATCTATTTCCGCTTGTGCCTCTTTGTCTTCCAGTATTTGTCCATCACCGACCGTGACCCTCAACCTATTGGGACGCTTGGTTCTGATGATAGTCACCGCTACCGTATCTAGAGCGATAATGAGAGTCACGCTACATGATGTCTTACCATATGTAGGTAATTTTTTACCCTCTCCGTTGATTGCGAACATGATAGCCATAAAAATAGTCGTCTTGCCTTGTCCAGACTTACCTGAAATAAGGGACAACTGCTTATCAAATATGAACTCAGCAGTTGTAAACTTCCTAAAATTCTTCAGTATTAATTTCAACATGTTTTTTTAAGGCTCATCGTTGTTATATATGGTAAATCAACTTATCGACAAGGATTACATCATAAAAATGTTCAAAGCCGTGACAAAGTACACTGGACGATTCAAGTCTCTTTTCGAGGTTATCTTCCAAAACATGACCACCGCAGACTTCACAATTGACAAGACTGGTATGTTCTTGGAACACCTCACTACTCAGGATCTTCTTATCTCTGTATTCTTACCCGCTGAAAACTTTGAGGAGTACATATTCAACGAGGATGAACCTATTCATGTTGGTCTCGGGCAACATATCAACAAGGAGTTCTTCAAATCAGTCAAAAATAAAGACGTCATCACCATGTCCATCACAAAGCCATACACATTTGATTTTGAGAAACGAGTCGATACTAATGATTCGTTTCAATCCCTCTCTGTGAGTATCGAGGATACTCAAAATATTACCCCTATTAAACATGAGACGTATGAATCTAGTCCTGTGTATATCATTCACAGCATCTACACAGACTGGTGCAAGTCCATCTCTAATACGACTACTATCGACGTGACGAAGAACATGGGTCAGATCCAGTTCCTTTTCGATACAGGACGTTCAATCAAGACGCTTAAATCGGGAAAGGAGAATAATAATGACATAGACCTTGTTCATCAGCAGTATTATTCGGAACAGTTTACAAGAATTAGCAAAATGAGTTCGTTCGTCTCTGAACCCATAGAGCTTAGGTTAGAGACCGATAAACCGCTTTACTTTTTTTGTAAGAGCCCTATTGGTACCATGAAAATCTTCATGTACAAGAAACCAGTTAATGAATAAGACCTCATATAAATTTTCAATTAGATTAGCGGTCATCATTCTCTGATGGGCATAAAAAGTTGACTTTTAAGCCAATAAGTCAACTGAAAGAAAAAACATAATGGAGACGATAGTTCAGAACACTGAGGATAAAACTGAGATGATTGTTTTATTTTTTTCTGGTAGCTATCTCAGTAATTTTCATAAATGTACATTCATCGTTGATGGGGTCAGATTCACATCAAACGAACAGTTCTTTCATTACAGGAAAGCTTTATTATTCAACGATCGGAAATCAATGGCTAAGATATTAGCCACCAATAATCCCAAAGAACAAAAATTATTAGGACGTAAAGTTATCAACTATGACGAAAAGAAGTGGGCATTTGAATGCTACAACGTTATGAAACAGGGGTTATATGCCAAGTTCGATCAAAACCCCATTTTGAAAGAGAGATTATTGTCTATATCGAATGCAAGATTCGCGGAAGCTAGTCCATATGACAAAAAATGGGGTATTGGTATTAGGTCAGATCATCCTAACGCAGCAACGCCATCAAAATGGTTAGGAGATAACATCCTAGGAAAAGCTTTGACTGAGGTACGTGACATTCTCAAAGGAACGTAATTAACACAACGAAATATATCATCACAGATAGAACGTAATTAACACAACGAAATATATATCAGCACATAGATAGAATGTATTAAGCACAATCACTTGTTATACATATCCAGCACATATCAATAAGCTAGTTAATGTTAGATTAGTAATGAATATTCATTACCCCGTGGGGTAATGAATGATTATGCTTCCTTATTATCGTCCATTTTCTCTAAATCCTTCTTTAGTTTGTTCACATCCATAGTAATCTTATGTTTACTGATACGAGAACGCCTATAATCACCGTCAATACTTTCATGTGCCTCATCAGAAGAATCTGACGCGTTGAACGAATTTGCTCTATGCAATCGATCGCGTTGAAGACGTTTCATTGTAAGTAACGCCCTTGCATCATCGGAAATCTGAAGATCATCTTCATTATCACTCCTATCAAACTTGTCTTCCAAACCCTCTTCGCTTTCGCTTGAAGAACAGTATAAAAACATAGTAACCTCCTTTTCCTGTGTCTTATCGAATCGCCACTCCTTCCTATTTTTGATGTACTTGCCTTTAAAAATATCCTCAAGATCGTGGTGATCAGGATCGGCTTTGATATAAAAGTATCGTGTATCTTCCTTACTCATTTTATTCCATGGTTAAATATCATAAGTCTTTGTATGATATGATTATTGATCCCTAATAACGCTTTGGATTTTGAATTCTATCATTTATAGTATATCGGTTAAAAATAAAAAATGAATAACTTACAACGTATAGCTGACGAAAATTACTTGAATGGTAATCCTATCATGAGTGATGATGTGTACGATGCCACATTTGGCGACTCATCCACTCATCATGAACTAACAGGACAGACTGCGAAGCTCCCTATGTGGATGGGTTCACTTGACAAAAAACGTGATGAGAAATCATTAAAATTATGGTTAAATAAGACAAAATCAGACACTTTTGTCATTAGTGCAAAACTCGATGGGATTAGCGCTCTGTATGATCCATTGGATAACAAACTGTTTACACGAGGTGATGGACAAACAGGGTGTAATATCAGCAAATTCATCAAACATCTCGATCTCAGTATTGCCAAAGCGGGAGCTAAGAAAGTCCTTGCTAAATCAGAGAAAAGTAAAATTTACATCACAAAAGCGTATGTGAGAGGTGAACTGGTCATGGCAAATGATGTCTTTCAATTAAAATACAAGGATGATTTTAAGAATCCTCGCAACTTGGTAGCTGGTCAGTTTAGTAAGAAAATTATCAACACGTCAATAATAGCAGATATTCATTTTGTCCCTTATGAAATTATAATTTCAGGTGTTCCACAACAGCTAACACCATCGGATCAACTCAGAACATCTCCAATGTTACCATGGATTGAAATTGAAAAATCAGATGTGAATGTCGACGAATTAACTAAACTCTTTGATGATTGGAGCAATGATTGCGTATTTGCAATGGATGGGCTCGTTGTGACGGAAAATCAAATGTACTCACGTTGTATAAAAGACAACCCTGGGTATTCTATAGCGTTCAAAAAAGAGACTAACGTCGTAACAGCAGTCTCTACTGTTACAAGTATAACATGGGATATCAGCAGATGGGGTCTACTCAAACCCGTTATCAACATAGAACCAGTACATCTATCCGGAGTTGTGATCTCAAAATGTAGCGGTCATAACGCCAAATATATATTAGACAACAAGATAGGCCCAGGAGCGCAAATCGTATGCGTGAGATCAGGGGATGTGATCCCGTACATCTTGTCAATTACGCAACCAAGTAAAAATGTGACGTTACCCGGTTCGAAATGGAATGGAGTGGACTTGTACGCTGAGGAAAATATAGACGACGATAAAATTGAGATCAAGACACTCACTAATTTATTCTCACAACTGTATGTCAAGCATATAAGCCTGAAGACGATTGAGAAGATGTACATTGAATGCAAACTTGATACGTTCCCGAAGATGCTAAATTGCACAAAGGATGATTTATATCCAATCTTCAAAGACAAATCAGCTGACCGTATCGTGAAGGAGATGGCAAATTTGAAGAGGAAACAGGTAGATGTGTCCCTCATTGTTGGTGCATCAGGTGTGTTGGGTTATGGGTTGGGTGAATCACGGGTAATGAAACTATTTGCACGACTTCCTACTCTCAGATCAGGAGACTTAGAAAGCGTTCCAACCGTCGAAGATGTGTGTAAGGTTGGATTCTCCGAGAAATCGGCTGAGAATATCGTTCGGTATTTTCCTATGATGATTCGCTTCATTGAGGTGTGTGTGGAAAACGGGATTCGGGTGAGTGGAATAGATGGTGACAATGACGAATTCCCCGCGATAAAACGAAAGATTTGTCTCTCGGGTTTTAGAAATAAGAAACTTGAAAGGAAATATGACGTTCTATCAACTGTTACAGAGAAGTGTGAGTTGTTGGTATGCAAGTCGTTTGCAAAAGAAACCTCTAAAATGACAAAAGCGAAGGCACTTGATATCGATATGGTCTTGCTTTCTGATTTTGAGTATCAGTAACTTCCGATAATCATCAAGATGGCGTAACAACTGTAACTGATTAGTGAAATTACTATAATATCATTGGGGTAAGGTTAGTACGTTTAATAGGCTAATGAATTAAAAGGTTGTAAAGACTTAAGAAATATCGACCACAATACAAAGACAAATGGTGAAAGAAGAAAATGTTCAATACCACATGATGAACAAGTTTGTTGTTGCTTTCATGAACAATAGTCAGTTTGCATCATCCGATCTAATCGAGGAGTGGAAATCCAAAGCCAATCTTCGTAAACTCAAGAGCACCCTCAAAAAGACAGACAAACCCAGCAACCCTCCTCGTCCCAAGAGTGAATACATTTATTTTTGCGAAGAAGTGCGCCCTCAAATCCAGGAGGAAATGAAAGGGATTAACATTCACGAAGTCACTTGTGAGCTGGGACGTAGATGGAAACAATTCAAACAAGTCCCCGAGCCTGAAATGAAGATGAAGATTGCTACGCTTGCAGAGATTGACAAGAAACGCTATCATTCTGAGAAGGAAGTCATGTATAAAAAGGACAATAAGAACGATAACCACCTCAGATCCAAATATCTTTATTTTTGTAAAGAGGAACGTGAAAAGAATCCAAAGATTTCATTATCCAACATTGCCATCCTGTGGGCGACTAACCAGACGGATGTAAAATTAGCAGAACGCTACGATGCCGCCAAAAAAGCTGTTGCCGCTAAGAAAGCGATGATGCAAGTTGACAATGTTGTATAATTTTCATTACTCCGTAGAGTAATGAAAAGCAAAATGAAACTAATTAGTACGCTGTTGAGTTATACGTCGATGTAATCTAATGATAGTCTTTGGAGGGGGTTCAATTTCCCTTTTCGAATCTGCTTCTTCCATGTTAAAGAAATCCATGTGAACTTCTCCCCCGCAATCCTTGTATTTTTGAATTCTACTATTGAGATGTTTTAAGAGAGGGGAAAACTTATCTTCAAAATCAATAACAATAGGCTCAACATTTTCACGTCTCATGCATCGTCCAAGAAACTGCTCGAAATATTCGAGCACATCCGCTGCTATACATAATGCATCTATAGGAGCGTGATCGAATCCTACTCCTACCTTCGGAGTAGTCCCGATGAGAATCTTGGAAGACTTGTCAAAATCCCTTGAGGTTCCGATGATAGTGTCACTTGCAACCCCCTCTTTTTCGAAGAGATTCTGAAGTTCTGATGCGTGGTCAATGCGTTTAACTAAAATAAGCCATATTCTTTCAGGGAACCTACGTACCACATCCACAATGAGTTTGTTCCGTTGAGGGTCTTTGGCTTGAGATGTGAGCACCAAAGACCAGTCCAATTTACCATTGTGTGGATGAATGCGAATTTCGGGTTTGAAATTGGTCTTAACACAATAAACTGTGTGTTTTTTAAACAGTTTATTACCCACCACGTTGGTTCCGAAGAACCAGGAGATGGCATTTTCAAACGGGTCATATTTTGGGCGATACGGTGTTGCGGATAACCCAATAACATAGTCAGGTTGAAATTTGAAGAATGCTCTATGAAGTATCTTGGTCACTATTTTATGCAGTTCATCTACGATTATTAACTTAATGTGTGTAAAGTCGGTAGAAATAAATCGCGTCTCATTAATGGGCTTCTTTAGGATTACTGGATTCACGATGTAAATATCGGCATTCGGATCAATTGATTTATTTGACGTAATGTTGGTTACTTTCTTGTTAGGTGCGTACTTGGCTATAGCATTTTTCCATTGATCCATAATCATTGATTGATTTACAAAGATTACAGTAGGTACATCAATGGAGCATATCATCTCAATTGATGTAATGGTCTTGCCGAAACCTGGCTCGGCCGATATCACGATTGAACCCGTTTCGTTGATACTTTTGATAGCAGTATCACGTACTTTCTGTTGGTGAGATCGAAGTGTGCCAGTGAAATCACTAGAACTAGTTTTCTTAGAAATATTTATATCAGAACGATTAGGGTCATTAAATATAAAAGGGAACGAGGAACGTGCAAAACTAAACGGGAGAACAACAAATTTACCGGTGGTTTCATTTACAACATCAAATACCTCTACTTCTTCATTATCACATGAAACAGTTAATGTTTTGTTGATTATTTGCTTATCACGGTCAGATAGACCTTTAATGCATAGTTTAACAGACATTTTTGATTAAATCATATCCTTAACGGGTTAAATTCAAAAATTCTAATAAATAAACATGAACGTGTTCCCTTTCTTTATCGAATGCAGTAAGCACTACCAAGACGAACCGCACAAAAGCAAGTTTCTCCAAAAACTTGCTTTTGGTCACGGTGTCCATATTATCAAACGCAAGGACAAAAATATTCTAGTTACTTCAAATGGTGAATTCACCATACCTACTGTCTATTCAGATAAAGCGCGTAAGGAATTGGTAAGCAAGCTATGGCAAGTAAACGCCTTCTCACAGTTAGGGGACTGTATAGAAGAGACGCGCCAGAGTTGGCATACCACCAGGAAGAAAGACAGGATTTACTTAATACATAAGTACGTTGCAGCGTTACCAAATCTACAGCTGCAACAAAAGATTGTCATCTGTAACATTCTCATACTAGCACTTCTTCTGAAGATGATCAAACCCACTGACATCGTCTACAAGAACAGTGAGATAGCAGACATTAACGAAGACCTAATTAAGAGAGAGACATACACACAGATGAACTTCATGTATGACTACTCAATACCCCAAAGCATGCAAACACATGACTTCACAACAGTTACTTACGCTGTTGATGATGAAGAAGATTAATGTGAAAAATTGAAATTTAAAATATTCGGAGTATATGCTATATAAGAAATTACATCCCGATAATGAATAACCTCACTTTAATCTACGATCCTTCGTGCTCAAGCGTGGATGACGTCAAGTCAAAGGTACGTCAACATGAAGTTAGTCTTGGATTTGTTTATGATGGACATATCTATCATAAACAGGGAGGACGAGTAAATAGCTACGCAATCCCATCAGAAGCTATGTCAAGATGTTTTAACCGAAATAATAATGACGAGATCGAGACAAATATTCACAATCTCACAACAATGTTCAGGAATACCCTTCATGACATCACGGACTATCAACTAGAAGTACTATCAACGAACCAAACCATCAAAATACCTCTACTTCTAAATAACATTCATATCTTTTCAGTCTCCGATAGGACAAACACTAACAACTACTTTGATTTATGCCTTTACACCTCGAAGAAATGTCTCTGCTATAATAAACAAAAAGTCGATAACTTCAATCATGGTGGTGATAAATCTTCATCAAATGCATTCCTTCATGATATAACAATAAATAAGAGTAACCAATGTGTATTCTACCTATCAGTTGTGGGATACAACCTGAGCCCTCTATACAAGTTCTCGTCGCAAACCCCGTCGGTGTGCATAGTGAACCATGATACGCGAACCGTGTACATTGTCCCATGCCCCCTTGATGTTGTATCAATGGGAGAGGATGGAGTTTTCGCAATCTTGGCAAAAGGAGTCGTGTCACGTGGCATTATCGAATTCACCATCTTATCCAGACCCATTGTCAGGGCAAATGTTAATACAGGTGATGTCAACTCGACCACAACTAACGCAATAAATGAGGCTGCAAACATGAACGTAGTAGAGATTGTACACGAACAACAGGTCTTTGAAGATGATGAATACACGATGGATTTTAACACCAGCCCCACAAACTATCCTGTGTATTCAAGTGAACCCATCGTTGTTGTACAGGACAAGTACTCCGTCCCGGTTGAATTAATGGGATTTGAGTGTTACTATTTCGGAGTTACAATCTCTCGAGAGGATGAACGATCAGATGTGGTGCTACCCATAGCAGGTGGAAGTACTGTAATGGCGGACAACGTGCTTATCCATGCAAAGAAGCCTAAGGTTCAAAACTACGCAAGTCTCTTAAAATCAGCGAGACTTGTGGTCATCGTGGTTGGCGAAGAGATGCAAAACTCACTCATTGATAAATGTCAAAATAAAGTAAATGCAGTCTTCGTGGTAGTCCCTGATGTTCAGTTCGGAGATGTCAACGATATCATGGATTCTATGTGCATAAATGCGGTGACGGCTATGGCAGGTCCTTGCTCAATAGTTCTTGCTCAGATATCAGATGACTACTACTTTTACAGAGGTGTAAACTGGCCAGGATTCATAGAGAACGCCGAATACGGTGACAACGTCACTGAGAACATGCGTACCCTACAAAACATTGACACGACTTCATATTTGTGGCCGTTCGTTGCAGACATGAACGAAGTCTACTTCAAAAATGAGAAGATACCTCTTGATAACATAAAAAGCATTGGGTTTGAAACTGAACTACCCATGTTCAAGGACCTCATGTACCAGTTGCAGGTTATCATGTCCCCCGAGAAGCTAAAAACAATCCAGACAACAATTCTCAGTTTCATCGCTACCAAAGAAAAAGAACTCCGGCAATGCCCACACGTGAAGCAGATGATTGCAGAAGGACGAATCAAAGACATCAAGAAATACATCAAAGATCAGAAAGCTTCGTACATAGACATAGTTTCACTACTTCAGAACGCCATATCATTTCAGAAATCATCAAGTAAGAAACACGACTTGAATCGACTCATGAGGAAAGAAATAATAACATCAAACGTTTCAGAAGCTGAAACAAAAACAATTAGCGACATGATAGACGAAATGTGTACCGATATGGGGGTAATCTCATGTCTCATCGATAATGAAATTCTTCGATCCCTCTTCATGCACCTCAGAAATGGTACTGTATTCAACTGGTTAAATGAACAAGATTCCAAGTATCTCACCAATGTGACGAATGTCTGTTCTCGTATGAGTGTGTTAGATGGGACAACAACGAGTGCACTGCTAGAGAATGATAACAATGACAACTCATATGTTTGTCCAAGTCTCTCAATCAAGAACATCTACGATAAAGAACGTACTGATATTTACAACTCCATCATGTTCTTACCCCTCCATGACAAGACGTACGAAGATCCATACGCTGTCTCATGGCCTATTGAAGCAAATGACAAGAAGGTGGCTTTATTAAGGATTAAAATGAGGAGCATTATCGCTGATGCCGTCGAACATGGCTTCTCCCCAGCAAATAAAGAAATAAATTACACGATTATCTATCTCTACTTTTGCATATTAGAAAAATTAACTGAATTCGTCACCCCGAACAACGATGAAGATAGCACAGTCCGAAATGTATCACGAGTCATCATCAGTTCAATCTTATGTGCCGCTTCGAGCGGCCAGTCGCCATTACCCTTGTATCAAATTGTATCCTACAATGCGTCAATCACCGTTCCAAGCAATTCAATCTGGTGGATGTATTTTAAATTGAGAAACCTATGGAAATACACCGGTTGGGACGAGACAGTGATTGAAAAGAAATTCAATCATTTTATAGTCAAATGCGTCAGGAAACACGTCGTAGACCCAGTTACCAGCCAGCTGCGCCAGAATAACAGTCAATGCAAACTGAACGAGAATTGTGCTAGGTGGACTAAGAAGAACAACGAGTTGGAATGGTTGAGGACAACAATTCCAGCCGTCCAATCAGGGGAAATGCCACCCCCGTACGGGGGTGAGGTAACTATGAGAGGATGTGCAATCATAGACAAATATCTCAGGCAAGAACCAGGCAAATCAAGAAAAGAGTATGTACTTGAAGTATGCACTGCCATAGTTAATAAAAGATCACGAACCAATTGGAAGATTTACGTGCCTCCCAATTACGCCGCAAACGAACATGAAGTCATCGATAAACGCCTCAATCTCCTCAATCTCCCTGAGATTGATCAATTTGGGTTCAAAAATGACATGACCATGTTCAGAAATGTTGTGCGTATCTTGTATGACAATCATATGAACATTGAGAAATCGGAAGAATTGGCCGTAGCGGAGTTAATAACTTCGCAATAATTTAATTGGACGAAACTCATTACCCTTCGGGGTAATGAGTTTATAAGAGAGTTAGGAAATGTAAACCGAACATTAAAAATGGAAGAGAAGAATGATATACATGGCAAAGAATACTACGACACGCTCATCCTGTCGGGTAACTCAACCAACGCTATAGTGACATTGGGGGCTCTTCAATTTCTCATGGATAATGGGTATATCGAAAATATCAAGACATACATAGGAACTTCATCTGGGGCCATTCTTTCACTCCTGCTACTCATCGGTTATCAACCCATAGAGATCCTTGTATACCTTTGTATAGAAAAGGTATACAAAAAGATGGGTCAGTTCAACATCTCAAATATGTTACTCATGGGCAAACCTCTCATGAGTTTTGAACCAATCGAGAGTTGTCTGGAGCAACTCATCATGGAAAAACTAGGATATATGCCAACGATGAAATCAATTGAAAGGATAGGTTCTAAAAAGTTAGTCTTCACAACTTACAACTTAACAGATGACCGTCGTGAGTACGTCTCCTCAGAAACGTACCCGAATTTACCCGTCATCAATGGTATTCATATGAGCAGTAACTACCCTCTCATCTTCGAACCGTACGTGTATGAGAATAAAGCGTATTTAGACGGTGGGTTGGTTGATAACTTCGCAATTGAGTACGGTGAGCGTATCGGAGGCAAATGTTTAGGAGTGATGACAAACAATCCTCAACGCAAATTCAGTCCTCATGAATGTGGTAATATCGAATTCGTGTGGAAGATATTCCAGATATTCATATCAACTGTTACTAAGGACAAAATAGATAGAACCAACTGTGATATAGTTAAACTGGACTTCAAGTCTAACTTTTTCAATTTTGATAACAATAATAATGAATTAATTGAGATGTTTGATCGAGGCTATGAGCTTTGTAAAGGAAACTATAAATTGGATGTATGACGCATGCACTGATGAATTTACTAACACATGCACTAATTCACTTGGAGTAAAAATGACATTGTGCAGTTCCAGTAGTGAAATAAAATGCAATCCTGTGCCGTAACTACTACAACGTTTACACTTACCAATATAATTCAATTCGGTATCGTTATTAGAGTGATTACCCCTCCTGTTAAGTGTTATGTGTCATGTATAACATCCGCCATGGTAGGATCAATGATCCTACCATGTTTCATAGTGATGGACCACATGTTTCGATCAAATATGAATTGGATGTGGAAAATCTCTTTTATATTCGTGACGACGTGCATCCCGTTCGTATCTTCGGTATGTGCACGTGTAGCTCTAAATTATTGTTTTGATGATAACTGGTATGTATGGTTGGTTCAAGGATCCACAATACCCGCCATGTTTTGGACTACTTACAATATGATATTCGACGAATCTAGTACCTCACAAAGAAAAATATGAGTATACGAAAATGAGTAGACAGGAAATCTATTGCGGTAATAACTTGTACGATGTTGCCAATAAACGGATCGGAACCCCATATGAATGTCTCAAAAAAGGAGTGGGACAGGGATACCGATCAGATTTGAGTAATTTTAACCCCAGATATCAGGCCATTATAACCGACAATATGTATTGCGGTACTGGTCCTCCACCAGTGGGTAAAGTTATGGGAACGCCTACTGCTTGTCTAAGGAAAGGCGTGGGTATCGGTAAAAAGCTCAGATACAATAAAAACATTGAGGATGGAGAGGAAGAGGACGAGTTGGATGAAAATACACCAACACTACTTCCCCAACGAGTACGATCGTCCGATATGATGATATTTCTCGTGAAATGGTGGCCAGTTATATTGGCTCTGTTAGTAGGCGTAGTTGCACTCATATTTAAAGCCGAATACACAGTCATTCTCCTCTCAATGATTGCGGTGTTGATAACTGGGTGGTTCATACAATCAGTGATGAATAAGTAATGACAACATTATTTGAATCTGATGCATAGTCAAGTATTAACATAAAAAAGTAATGTTGTTTACAAATCATCAATTACAGGCAATTGACGCAATCAAGAAGGGTAAAAATGTAGTAATCACAGGTCCTGGAGGTACCGGTAAAACATCCATCATTAACCATCTTTTTTCAATCAAAGACACATTGATGAACCCTGCCTATTACATGGGTATCACAGCCATGACGGGGGCTGCGGCAGTTATCATAGGTGGAACGACCCTGCACTCATATTTGGGTATAGGATTAGGGACGGATACTGAAGATGAACTTGTGAAGAGGATAATCGGATATTCGATGTTGGAGCGTAAATGGCGTGCCACAAAAATCCTTGTAATCGACGAGGTCAGTATGTTATCTGCGGATCTCTTCGACAAACTTAACAGAATTGCCAAGCGTGTTCGCAAACGAAGTGAACCCTTCGGAGGTATGCAGATAGTCTTAGGAGGAGACTTCCTTCAGTTACCATGTATAAATGGATCTTTTTGTTTTACGGGCAAAGCGTGGGATGAATGCAATTTTACAATCATTAGTCTCACGAAGATCCTGAGACAATCTAATAAAGATTTTCAAGATTGTCTCAATAGAGCCAGATTCGGAGAGATAACCGATATGGATCTTGAATACATCACTCAGAGTATCCCCAACAAAGAGAAAATCAATGAAATAAAGCCTACACGAATCTTATGCGAGAACGTGGACGTTGACAGAATAAACATGACAAAGCTCAATAAGCTACCAGTAGAAGAGATATACAGTTACAAATACAGCATCGAATACAACCATGATTACAACCCTCGATCTCATTGCTTCATGTTCAAAGATATAACTAAGATATGTAACGTGACACCGAAGCTATTACTTTCGGTGGGAGCTCAGGTAATGTTGTTAGTGAACCTAGACGTAGTAGACGGATTAGTTAACGGGAGTAGAGGCGTCGTTACGCGTTTCCATTCCGTTACCACCAGTATCAACGGAAAAGAGAAAGTTAAGTTCATACCGGTCGTCAAGTTTGTCAACAGAAAAACTGAGATGCTAGTGCATCAGCACATGTATGAGATAAAAGATGGTAAGTGTATTATTGCAACCATATCTCAAATCCCTCTTAAGCTCGCTTACGCAGTTACGGTGCACAAAAGCCAAGGTATGACTCTGGATTCTGCCATCATCGATCTGGCGGGAGTCTTTGCGTATGGTCAAGCATACGTCGCACTCTCTCGTGTGAAGGATATAAACAACCTTTTTATTAAAAACGTATCCAAATTATCATTCATTGCTCATCCAAAGGCTCTAGAGTTCTATCATCAACTAATGCATATCACTAACGGCCAATTGGACTAGCGATATAACTCGCGGTTCTAACATAATCATTTAGAACTTAAAGAAAATATTCGAAATATGTAAAGGAAAATGAGTTCAAATTCAAACACGAAAAAGAAAAATGAGACAGAAAGTGGAACTCAAATATATGGTTTTAAAATTATAGACAATGGTTCCAAGTGGGGGAGTAACGCGATACGTAATCCAGATGGTTCTTTTGAATTTGATGAGGAAATGAAAAAGAACCGTCCCGATGACTGGAATAAGATGATTGAAGAGCGAGTTGAATATTTGCACGATCGTGCAAATAAGCCTTACAAAATTCCCAAGAAGTGGGCAGGGGGTCGCACGCGCCCGTTATGAAGATATCTTCATAAAAATGGTAATCCAAAACTTAGGAAAGTTCACTTTTGGATTTATAATAGGTATGATGATAGAATGGGTTGGTATTTGGGTCTATAATAAAATAGATCCAAACGCGGAAAGTAATGTTAAACTCATTACATTGGTGTTGTTACAGTTATTCATCCTGTTTGGGATAATGGAGAAGCTCAACGTGATGAATGATGTTTATACACGCGTGGGAATGCTGTCATCTCAGGTATTTGTCTTCGATTACGCGATCAAGAGGTTGTATCCATTCAAAGATTACTTGAAACGATGATGGTAATTTTATCCTTGATGATAAGTTCATTTACCCCCAGGGGTAAATGATATAAGCGCTTTAACAAAACCATCACAGATTTCAAAATGGGAGAATTACTTATTGAACGGATTCCTCTTGAAGACTATGAACGTGTGCTTCCTATTAAGAGTTTTCCTCGTATGCCAACTTTGTACCTTGAGCTCCTCGAAAACAAAACTAAGGTACGAAGGGATTTGATCAACAAACTTTACATGCCCCCACCGCCTAAAACAGAAGACATTTCAGATGTTGTGACGGTTGAGAATATTGCTGAGCCAGAGCATATAGAAGAATCAGGTGGAGATGACTACACCAAGGAAGAATCGTCTCATGAACAAGTCATAGAAGACCAACTCAACACACTTCTCGGTGAAGACAAACAATCAACAGACACCCCTCCTACACTTCAAGAACTACAACAAAAGAAGAAGGTGATCCTCAATAATTACAACTACGCCGACGACAATGAAGAAACACAAAAGGAGAGGAATACTGTATACTTCAAGTACGAGGTCTTGAGAAGAATGCATCCCAATGCCAGCATTCCCGAATTCACAATGTACTCAGATCCCAAATTAATGTCACAAAAGTACGAAATGCTTACAAAGAAATTATCACTAGAATCGGCTGTTGATAATTGGAAACGGTACATGATTATCTTTGTCATGGGGTGTGAGGTTGCATTGGGTAAGATCAGCTTTGACATGGAAGGTTTTGCACAACAACAAATTATGTCCATGAACACATACGATCAACTATTGGTCGAGATGGCTGAGAAGAGTTACGTGCCTGTTGGAAGTAAGTGGTCCCCAGAGATTAGACTCTTCATGATGCTTACCATGAATGTTGTCCTCTTCGTAGTCAGTAAGATGATCTTCAAAAAGACAGGGACTAACCTGTTGGGTACTATCAACAACATAACCAACGTCACGGAGCGGAACATGAAGGAACCTGCAACGCCTTTGGCGACACATGTCGTGTAATTTAGAATTACCAAGGTTGTCCATAGTCCTCTAAAAGCTTTCCTTGGTCAGTAAAATATGAAGATTAACGGTAAAAACTTCAAAGTATACCTATCTGACACAGTGGATACTATTAAAGATAGAATATCAATATCCCTGAACACTTTACCTCAATACCTTGTGTTTGAACCTGAGCTCGAAAGTCCGGTGCAATCTGGTGATCTGGTAGTTGTGAATGCTCTTGCTCCTGTACTGAAATCAACTGAGATGAAATTTCCGGAAGCCATGATCAACTTTGACAAGGTTTCCAGGGAAGAAGCTGAACGTTTCTTCATAGCCACCCATAACATAAACACAACCGTCAAGAACGATACCGAGATGGACGCTATTCTGAGTTTTGTAATTACGGGACTCACCACGCTAAACGCTCAAACAATCTGGAAAGACAGGGTTAATATCAAACAAAAAATGAAAACCAAAATAGACAAACTCCGTAAAGAAGTAGATGATACTGTAAAATTATTTGAAGAGTTTGAGAATATTCCATCTATCGATACCGTAGAGTATGAGGTATCTATGGTTCGATTTAACATTCGATTCGATTCCACGTCACAAGGATTTATTACAGTCTCGGAGCTCTTTAATTCCATCACCGTTACGAAGACGACACCATACGCGAACATGGGTTCTTTCTACAAAGTATTTCACGACTTTGTACCGAATATCGATTGGCTTGAACTGGAGACACCTAACGTCATTCTTTTGAAGGTGGACGGTGAAAATACATCAAATGATTTCAGGCAATTCAAGAACAAATACAGAAAGTACACGGATGCAGCGTTTACAATAGTTAACAATGAAATCATTGCAACTTTAACTATGAACGTTGGCGACAGGAACGTCTCCAGAGACGTATTCATATCTAGAGTTTTAGAGACATTCCCAAACCTTAACATCAGTATGATCACACGCATAGACGAGAAATCTACAGGTGGTTTCATTACGTATCCTCGCCAAACTATACTCATACCAATATGGGCCGAACTCTGCATGAACAACCCTTTTTTTAACAGGATCGTCGCTCTGAATGAGACCATCAGAGCGTCTAAAATAAAGATGAACGCATACATGCATGTCATCAATACAAACGATATACTCAGTATCTCAATGAAAGAAACCGATAAGGCTAATATGTATGGCATGGAAGACGAGGGTAGTAACTTCATTCGTGTCAGAGTTAAAGCTACTACGATTACCGACTCGCTTAAATATCAAAAGATCCTTGGTAGACTTTTTACACTTTACAACAACAACAGGGATCTTATATTGGCAGAATATAGGATATATATAGGTCCAAAGTTCCTTAGAAATGAAGAGTCCAAACTAATCGTAAGACCTAGAAAATTGGAAAAACTAGAACTAAGAGTCATAGCCCCTGAAATCTTTTTACCAACATACTCCAGGAAGTGTCTCAAAAGACCTACTATCATCAACAGAGAACAAGCGAATCATTACAGAAGGACTAATGAGAAGCAAGTATTAGAGTTCCCTATTCACGGGGAGAGTATTAAACGATACTACGTATGCGAACACGAAACACATCCATTTCCTGGTCTGAGGGATAACACCCTCGAAAACAAGAAGAAGTTTCCGTACATCCCCTGTTGTTATACAAAAGATCAGAACAGAGAAGGAAGCAAATTCAGATACTACTACACACAAGAGAAAATGAGAGAGAAAAACAGTGCTGTTCAGGATATATTCATATCAGGTAAAACACTCCCTCCTGGGTTACCCGGTACGCTCCCTCCAAACATTCAAGAACTCTTCTCTCTTATCGAACCAAACCCAAAATATCAGTTTGTCAGAGTAGGCTCTAATGTCACCAATAGTTCGTTATTGGAATGCGTCATGATAGCCCTCAACGTACACAACATACAGTTTCTCAAAGTAGATGATCGAATCCCTGTAGTTGAACGCATGAGGCTAAAGATTGCCACTGAAGCAAACGCCATGGCTGCGAAACAAGAATTTTATGACTACCCCGTTGCCAGCATACTAGAGAAATTAGCTAATTCAAACCTAAATACCCTCGAATTCGGACATGTCCTAGAAATGGTTTTCAACTGTAACATTTTTGTATTGTCATCAAATGATAAGAATCCATCTGGTACGATGATCATTCCTCGACATGCCAAAGCGTACTATAAGATGAAACCCAATCACCGCACCGTCTTCATCTACCAACACGAAATAGAAGACTCGACCGAAATTCAATGCGAATTAATTACACGTACAAAGACACCGGACACAAAAGTCCTTAACAATATGGACACATCATTCTCATACTTTGATAAAGTCGTCATGAGAATATGGGAAATCTTCAGGGATATTAATAGATCATTCAGTCACAACACAATGCTTCCATCTATCTCAATACCGATACTAAACGTGAAGTCACAAATTGTTGATATATACGGAAAATGCAGAGTTCTCAATATCGATTTTAACGGGGTCATGATCACAATGGTATCTGACCCGTTACCTCCGTACAACGCTAATAATGCAACAAATGTTTACAGAGCATCATTGGCGACATTGAAAGATTTCGCTAGAGTAAACAAGGTAGTGTTTACTAAACAACGTGTAAAAGGAACTACTGTACGTGAAGTGACAGCGACTATGAGTAACATGAACCTGGTCGTTACATTCCTATGTAACGATGTGACAAGATTGGATGGTGTGTCAGTTGTGACAGACCCAGAGGAGTACGATGCTTTTCTGAAAACAGATGTGAATACGATAGTTTCACATTTTAACCACAACAAAAAGATAGCCAAAATTATTTACCAATACGGTCTCTACTTCATGTCACAATTCATGCACATGAAGGGATATACAACTGAACAATTAAATGAAAAACAACTTCTTCAATTCATTGAAGAACATACAATTATCAAGCCCGATCATAACTTCACGAGCAGGAACCTATCGTCAAAGTACTCGATTGATTCACAATTTGTAGACGAACGCAAGAAAGTAATAACGACATCTAAAGAAATGCTCGTGAGGCTAATATACATGCTCAGATTATACCAAAATACTCATTTTGACGAAATTATAGGATACAAGGATAGAATCCACATAGAAGGTTTCTACGATGAAATCTCTGATTTCGACGAATCACCATATCAGTTTGTATTGGACAGCCCTGGGGCTGTCCAAGGATTGGTTGATAGTTACAAAATTGACAACACGGTGACTCACGACGTAAGAATTAATCATGAACAACCATACTTCATCTATAATAACATAATTGGAGATCAGATATATCTTGTTCAAAATGTATCACCTGTATATGAAGAAATTGACGGTGATAAGGTTGAAATAAAGTCGGGACAACAAGTGGCTGTAGAGTTGGTGAAGTGTTGGGACCGATATGGGTACAATGCGTACTTTGAAGGACCTTTTGAAATTGAAGACGATAAACATGTTAATATTTATTCATACGTGAATGCAGAGGATATAATTAATTTGACGAAGTATATTGATGCGATCCCCGGAATGGTATTAGGATATTTAGTGAACGGAGAAGCTTTATACACGGCGTTAATGCCTTTATGATAAGAGTCTTATGATAAAATTCATAACCCCGAAGGGTTATGAATTTTAATGCACATACGTGCGTTGTTCGAATTGTATCTGTGTTCTTAGGTTATCTTCAAATTGAGACCCATACCGATTAATTCCTGATAAAGAAGCTTCGTAGCGTATGGCATGTTCTTCATCTCGATGTTCTCTTCTTGACATACATCACAGAACACTCGCTTGTCCGGAATATTACCACATCCCATACAAACAGGAATTACGTACTTGTCGCTCCTGTCAAATAGACATTCCTTCAGAATACGAGTAGATCCGTGACTGAGCATACAATCCTTCTCCATCTCACCAAATCTGAGACCTCCATCACGAGAACGTCCCGCTACAGGCTGATGAGTTAATGTATCCAAGGGGCCAGCTACTCGAGCATGGATTTTGTCAACGACCATATGTTTCAAACGTTGATAGAAGCACGGAGCCATGAAGATCTTACTAGGAATCGCCTCTCCCGTTCTACCGTCCATCATGATGGACGGGTACGTATTTATTCCTGCACGTTTTGCCCAGTTTATGAGTTCATCTTCGATATTTCTATGCTTGAACGGAGTAGCATCCATCTGAATACCCAGCTTGCAACCGATCATGTTGAAGCACATCTCTATCAACATATTGATAGTCATTCTGGAAGGAATGGCATGAGGGTTAATAATGAGGTCGGGCTTCACACCATCTTTGTCAAACGGCATGTCCTCTTCTGGGAAAATCATTCCACATGTTCCTTTTTGAGCAGTAGACGATGCGAACTTATCGCCAATCTCGGGGATACGAGGGATACGGATCCTCACTTTAAACACCCTGATTCCTTCATTGTTACGAGTGCTCAAAACTCTGTCTAGATATCCCTCCTCACCGTGTTTTATCACGATGCTGGTATCTGACATCTCAGCGACTCGTGAACCATCTTCCTTTTTGACCATTTTCTTCGTTATACGACCAATGATGACATTACCTTTTTTTAGGAAAGTATTCTTCTTCCAAACCAGACCATCTTCATTTAAGTGACTGTAATCATAGTTTCTGTTCCTGTACTGGAACTTAGGAAGACATATGTTCTCAAAGTCTGAATTGCCGCGTTTCTTCTCCTCTTCAACGATAGTTTTGTACGTTGTAGTCATGAATAAACCCCTATCCAATGATCCTTTATTAAGAATAATACTATCCTCCTGATTGAACCCGCTAAACGTCATGATAGCAACGATGGGATTTGCCCCGTGAGACATCTCATCGAAATGAAGAACGTTTACCATCTCATTCTTCGTGATAGGTTGTTGTGGAGTATTGAGTACATGTAAAGTCGTGTCATATCGCTCCTGATACGCGGTGCTCGGTATTCCAATCGCCTGTTTACCCATTGATGCCTGATATGCATTCCTGGGTGATTGAGAATGGTTAGAGAGCGGGATTACAGACGCCATTACCGCCATCATGGTTGCAGCAGGACAAATCTCAAGGTAGTCACAACGATTCTTCTTCAGATCCTCCTCGGTCATAGCCACGACAGACTGCTCCAATTCCCATGCATCCCTGAAAACAATCTTGTGTTCGTTTACGTACTCATTCCATGTTTTGCCTGGATCTTCTTTATACATGATGGTATTGCGAGGACCCAATGCAAAGAGAGGTCTGAGTAAGCGTCCCTCATCAGTCCATATATGGATTTCATCTTCTTCAACCAATCTTGATATGGACACGTTGTTGTCCAGTAAGTCTGAGCATCTAAACTCATTGAATTTCTTAACGAACCCGAACGATTGGTCGCATGAACCCACGATGCAGCCATTTACAAATATTAAAATACGTCCATCTATATCGTCTCGGAATATATCCATACCCTTAATAACATCAGTTGTCAGTTTGGGACATATATATGTAGAAATCTGGGAGGATAAGGCCAAATTGGAAACGAGACCTACGGTCTCTCCCTCAGGTGTCTCGTACGGGCATATGAATGAGAAGTGGGATGCGTGCAGTTGTCGGGCACTTGGAATTTTACCCTTTTTGCCAACAGGAAGCATGATGCGTCTGAGATGGGATGATCTGGCTCCATAGTTTTGCATTAAGAGGACCTGAGATACACCGATACGAGTGAACAAGGAACTCTTTTGAGTGTTCCAGTTCCCCGTCATGAAGGCTTGGTTCATGGAATGGGTGATTATTTTAATCTCCTTGATAATGACAATTGGGTCCGGGTTCTTCTTACTCTCCATCTGGCTCATCAATACTTTGATGAACTGTTTGAATAGGATCTGAAACAAAAATTCCATGAGGGATGATGTACCATCAATACGCTTATTGGATAAATTGTCTTTATCGTCAAGCATTCTGTTGTTGTACATAGAGTTTACCAGTTTCTTGATAATGTAACCGAGGTGTCGAGCCGATTTCTCAGGAGTGAGAACGCCGATGTGATAGAACAATTCTTTTGTCAAGATGTCTTTTACGTACGCGCAGTCCTTTGTCTCATCGGCGATATCGTTTGAGATAGACTCAATTGCTTCCTCCATTGTCACCTCCATGTTGTATTGGTGAACGAGTGAATTTACAATATCGGGGTTGTTAACACGAACCATTTTCCTCATGTCATCTTCGCTAACCCCTAGGGCTTTAAACACTAATCCGGCTGGTAGTAGTGATTTTGCTTTGATATAAGGCAGTGAAAAGAAGAGTTCGTTGGTAGTTGTGTTAATCTTGAGTTGAATGAGAATTGAATTACCTTTTTCATTCATACTTCTGATTTCGGCCATGTATCCGTACTTATCATCGGAAGTCTTGTCAACATATACTTTGTTATATGCGCGTCTCAATTGTCCAACCAGAACACGCTCTTTACCTTTGATGATAAAATAACCTCCAAAATCGTTAGCGCATTCTTGATTTGACTCTTTGTTGTTCTCTGTTAGTCTGCATGCGTTGGACCTTAGCATTACAGGGAGTTTACCAATAGAAACCTGTTGATGTTCCGTCTTCTTATTAGTCTCTATGTTAGTCACGGTGATCGATGCGAATATATTACCGTCGTAGTTGATGTTTCTCTTCCTTGCATCGCTTGGATACAATGGTGTATTGACGTAGTTTACGATAACTCCTTCTTTGACAATCTCTGCATCCTCGGTAGTTTCAATACAACTACCTATAGTGTTGTTCTTCACTACCCTGTCCTTGTTTTTCTTCATAAACTTAGGCTTGTCTAAATAGACATGATTGAATTCGACGCGCGTATTGTTAACCTCGATAAGTCGATCTCTTTTGACAATGACCTGCATGCCTCTGGTGATGAAATCATTGTAAGTATCGATTTGATGGTCTACGAAATGAGTCTGGTCGTAGAATTGTTTGATGAGTTTGAACCCGTCATCCTTCTGAGTAACAGGTAGAGACATATATGCCTCGTTTGGGATAATAGTACGAGTGTTATTCATATTTAGGTCCTTATTTTCATCCGTATTCTACTTATATACAAACTCAAATATTTTATCACATATGACTAAAAATGAACAGTAATAATATTATAATAATCATTCTAACGATTATTGCAGTATTGGCCATATACTCAGTCGCAGTTGGTGAAGGTTACTGCAATTGTACTGGCATGGATTCAAAGACTGATAGACCAACTTATTATGTTTACAAACCTACAGGAGACGTGAGTAACAACGGATGTGACCTCAATCAAGCATTCATGACTTCTGGGTCACCTGTTATTTACCCAGAACAGAACTTGGGCTGGCGTACTGGTATGCCATATGACTATTTTGAGAACAATATGACGAGTAATAACTGGACTGCTGGTTCCAACAACGCTGTTTTGCAAGTTTCCCAAAACAATATGGCCAAAGCGAGTCCTGGTCATAAGGGTGGTTATATGCGCAACTACGGGAGCCCATGCGGTGATCCTTCCACTATCCCGGAAGGCCTCAAGTTTATAACCGGTCCATCAGGTTACCCCAATATGCTTTCAGACGGCACACCTCAATACGAAGGTTCATCATGTAGCTTCTCAAGCCCATCTCGTTCGTCTGATGCGTATGACCTGGCTGTAGGTGTCTTGTAATGTCATAACCCCGAAGGGTTATGACATTTTATTCATTAATTCTATAAAATGTGTATGCCACTCCGGTAATCAATTGTTTTGCTTCCAAGTCGTCTACTCCTAGTATTTTCTTTGCATTTGTATCAATATATTCATTGATTAACGTCTTGAAGGAAGGTTTGTCCATCAATGGATCAACCCCTCTTTCCATAGCAATCTTGTTTATGTTTTGAATTAGATTTGCTTGTACTTCATCCAAAAGTGACATCTTAATCATAAGAGATGGATACTTTTCTGTGTCAAAGAATCCCTGGATCACTGACACCAAATGAGCACATACCCCAGTCGTACATACATTTATTCCCTCCAATATCTCTTCTTTTAATCGTTTCTTCATTTCAGTGAATGTTTTCCCTTGCTTCGTGTAGATGAATTTCCATACCGCGTTAAGCAACTCTAATAACTTCACGTCTCTAACACTACTAGTCTTGATGATTTTAATGAATGATTTCATGTCTTTACCTGGGAATATATCATCGAATACTTCATCCAAAAAGTCATTGACGTCTTCTTCCTCTCTCTTATTCCAAACAGGGAAAATTTCGTCGAACGTGTCCAAGACATTATTGTCCATTCTATTCCTCATCACATCATTTAAATCTTTTAAGATCTCGTCTCGTTCGAACCATATTAACTCTGCGTCTTTGATACCACTCAAATCAAGGTAAAATAACAATGTCTCTTCCTGTTTGTCCTCAAGAACAGACGTGAGGTAACGATTCGTGACGAGGAATATCTCTTCAAGACGTCTTCCCAGTTCACCCTTCCGAACCACGTGTTTCGGAAAAATGTAATCTTTCAGGGCGAACACAGACATGTACATGTCTGTGTGCTCCGTTTTGAATCTCAGAGATTCAAACCCGAGCTTCGTATCTTGTGAAATCCTATACGTCATCTTTCTCTGTAACTCTTGTTTACCATTGTTTCCTAATATGGTGACGGCTTCGGGGGGTCTATTGATAACGCTAGCAACCTTGTAAGTGATGGACTTCACATTGTCATCTCTGAAGACGTTAAATTTGTAACCATTGTTAAATGTAACAGTAGCCACCATTTCTTCAATTAGGGCTCTGGCTGCCGAAATGACGCTGTTGTTGATAGTGGTATTATGGATGTTCTGCGGGTCATTGTAGATTATTTTCATAGGTATTGGTTCTAATATCATGGTGGTCAATGGTGCGTTATCCATTATTTAATTTTTTCTTTTAATTTTGAAGCCGTTTTTTTCATATTTTAACCTCAGAGACTTAATCGTCATCATCGCTTATGAGATTTTTAGGGCGTACACGCTCCCATTTCTCATATTGGTGATCAATCCAATACGTGTTGATCTTCGCAAAGAACTGACGAACGTAATCAAAGTCATGCCGATTCAAGATAACAAAGTGTACACCTTTGATAGTGACGTGATGGTTATATTGTTTGAAGTACCTATCCATGTCTTCAAACGCGTCCTTTTTAGTTCCTGGATACTTTGTTATCTGAGGTATGAGTTTGGTAGTTGGAGGTACTTGTAGGAGTTGTTGTAATGAGACGAGTATTTCAATATTCTTAGCTTCAAACATAAAATTGAGAGAATAGAAGCATATATATCCACTACGCCATGGTCTCAGTTCAGGATGTTCCCCCCTGTAGTCAAGTACTTTTCCTATCACGATAAATTGACATTTCGTGCTAAACATGGCAGATGTTTGAAGATACTTCTGAAATGAAGTTGGCCGGGTATCGGGATCCTGATCATCGTACCAATTGTCAGGATCAATGTCATTTGTGTTTTGATATGTCAAATATGACCATATAGTGTCTTTCTCACTCATGTTTATTTAAATCACTTCAATTTGATCCGAGTTTTCAACTATTACCAGGTAACGTATGTATATAAGTATTACATATCCCCCGGGGGATATGTAATTTGAGATGAAATTGCCAATACCTTTTATTGGAAGAAACCAATAATGTTTGCTTTAACCCAGAATACTGGAATTAGGATCTGCGCCTTGCTTTTCTTGTCCGCGCAAACCCATTGATTATTGCGACGCGAGACTAAGTAGGTAGGGAAAATATTCTTCTTCTTAATCGCATCATTTGGCTTAAGGCATCCTTTGAACTGGCTTTTAAAACGATTAATCACATCTTTCAGTAAACATGTTTCTTCTCCATTGTATATGTGAACATCTATTAATGTACTGTCAATATCTGTGCTTGCTGTACTAAGCGTATCGGACATTCCTTCGCATGTATCACTACTTGTATCAAGTAGATCTGAACCACTTGCTTGATTAATATTCCAAGCGATTAATTGTCCATTGCGAGGACATGCACCACAGGTCTGAGAGCATGGATTACATGGTCCACCACAGCAACAGCATGTTCCATCTTCTTGTTCTTCGAGTATCATATCATCATAATCAAGCCTGTCCTGGTACTTTGTAATAATTTCCCATTTTTCATCGGTTGTGATTATATCATATTCCTCTAGTTTACCAAGACGATCGTATATATCGTCTACGATCTTAGATACCAAACAAGGTGAGTACGCACCGTTGTTTTCAAAGATCTTATGTTGATTTTGCGAAGTCAGGTCGATCGGGATTAGTCTGTTGTACTCATCTCTTACGCACGTGTTTCCAATTCCGAACATAAAAGCGAAGCTACATATTTTCATATATTGGGTCTTGATGGACTTCTTGGTGTCAGATCCAATACCCTCTTCTGAGATGAGAGCTGATAAGCTCTCATAGTTAAAACGGGAACATGATGCTATGCAGTAGCACTCTCGTCCCCGATAAGTAACCTTTTCCTCATCTGGAGTGAAGATACCAAATACCTTCATCTTTGTGATGATATCTTTATCATCACCAACTGGAACGAGTGTGAAATCAGTAGTATTCATATTGTTACTTCATTTTCTTCATTTCTACAATCTAAAATTCAAAAAATTATTTGACTTCAAAAAGATATACGGCTTTTGATAAACCTGGTGGAGGTGGAAGACCATAGGTGGGATCCGTTTCGGGTCCCACTTCATTTGGAAATACATTTGGAAATAGAAATCCTGAAAGAATTATTAGGTGGGATCCGTTTTTGGCCCACTTCATTTGGAAATACATTTGGAAATAGAAATCCTGAAAGAATTATTAGGTGGGATCCGTTTCGGGTCCCACTTCATTTGGAAATAGAAATCCTGAAAGAATTATTAGGTGGGATCCGTTTCG